TTAAAATAAGCCTTCCTAACTTGTTCCTCTGTATATAGATTTTCTTTAGCTTTGTTGTAACCTACTTTAAATCCTTCTCTTTTATGATAATGCATAGGCATTTCTCCATTATTCCAATCTAATTCTAACTTCTCAACATCATCATCTACTATTATCTTAGATTCAACAATCTTAAACCCAAGGGTAAAAGATTCAGCTGACAGGTTACCAAAGTATAGTTTACCATTTTGGATGTTAGCAGTTACGACAGGAGTTCTATCAATTTCAAAACCATCTTGAAACTTTAAACTACCAATACCTTGTACCTTATCTCCCACTTTAACTATAACACCATTAATATCTTTAGGAAAAACCATATCGTTGGCATCACCAATATGGTTTATCATTTCGTTGGACTCAACAGAATGATTGATTAGTTTAGCATAATAGTCATCTTTGCTTTTAGAATGACTACATAATACCATCTCAAAATCTACTATTTGTGTAAAATTTGATGTAAAGCAAGTGTCCATCATTTCAATAAAGTCGGGATGTAATGGTAGAAACTGCATATCTCCATATCTTACTAACCACCCTTCTTCGTGTTTATTTAATGTTCCTTTCATTTGTCACCTCCGTATGTTTCGTTGTAGTATTGTTGACCTGTTGTTATGAAATAGACATCTATATTATTTTCAATATCTTGTCTCATTTTATTACCATGTGCTTGAATAATCTGCTCACGTTCAATTACTAATGCCTCTCGTAGTATTTCATCCCAACTTCTTCTATCTCCATTACCATTTTGTCTTTCGACTAGTTGTTGATTAAACCATATAACCGCTGTTTGTTTACTCATAATTACTCTTTTACTTTGTTAATCTTAATTGTCCCCATTGTACCAGATGGTAATGCAGGAGATGAATACACATTATCCCAATTATGATCTATTGCTAATTGATGCAGAATAGTTCGACTTATCTGATAAATATTACCAATAAACTCTGTACTATTATATCCATGGCTTTGATTGTCTGCAAAGTCTGGTAATAAGACTCGTTTAGCTAATTTCAAATATTCTTCAGCATTATTACGCCTACTTATTTGCTCTTCAAATGGAAGTCCTGTTACCATCTCTTCAATAGTAGTTCTTAAACTCCATTGACCTGCTGCAAATCTGCCAATGTCATCAAGACAGTCCGCAATCAATCGCATTTGATCTTCAGATAATTCAATAGTATATTTCATCTTATTTACTTTTTACCCTATCAGGTATAATACCGCTTGGTATAAACGATTTATACCTCATCGGGTGTTAGTTACTTCAATTTACTAGCCTTGAAATTAACTGAGCAGTAGTGCGTGCTGATGTCACGAATCTCCTTGCTGTACCGGTCAAGCACCTCTACCCAATAGGCATCCTCAATTCGTGGAGTGCCTGATATGATTCTCCTGAGCCTTGCCCTGCGAGATTTCAAGTCGGGTTCAATCACCATAAACAACAGCTCAAACTGCTTAGCATATGGTAAGTACCCATCCTTCACATCCAATCCGCATCTTCTTAGCGAGTCGACCACACTCTTCTTTAAGTCATAGACATACAACAACTTCTCGGACCTATTCATCCGCTTCTTGATTGTCTCCGAGCCAACTCTCTTGGCCCTTTTCTTTTTTACCTCTGTGATTTCTGTTTGCATCGTTCTTGTGTTTTTAGAATTTTAATTACCTCGTCCCACCTATCCAAGTCGCTATCATTAAACGTGAAGCAACCTGAACGGAAGACCTTTAGCATATTGCGATAGCTCTCAGGCATATAAACCATAGCCGCTGACCTCGCATCCTTTCCGTTCCTTGCGAACCAGTCAACTATCTTATGCGCCCTGAGTATTAACTCCTTATTCAACCTCTATGGTCTTTGTCTCGAAGTCTATTATTACATAGGATGGGGCGCAGAAGTCCTCTCTCATCTCCAGTCTATCCTCAATCTTCCACCCATCCTTGAGTGAGTCGATAACTAACACACCATTTTCAGTGATTTCTCCATGTTCATCGGACTGATCGTACACCGTGTACTCAATCTCTGCGACAACCTCATCGATAGAGGTGTAGATACTCTTGAGTCCCCACTCCCTTACCTCGAACTCCATGGTCCAATGTACTATTGCAGTAAATGGATTGTTGTCCACATCATTGTGCTTCATAGAGAAGTGAGTCTTGATGGACCTAGTGTGAGAGTCTCTAACCCTCGTTGTAAACTTTAGTGATGTCATTTGCTATTGTTTTGAAATATTGATTTATTTTTTCGAGTTCATCATCCTTCCAGCTACCCTGCACTAAGCATCGTTGCATCCTCCCTCGCTGGATACCACATTGGTTACACAGCTCTGTCACATTGAACTTATCAATGTTGCTCACTAAATACTTGATTATCATACTACTTTATTTAGGCACGAAGATACTAACAAGATATCATTCCTGCAATTTTTTTTCGATAAAATTATTAACAATTATTTCTTAGGGGACTTTCCATTCTTCCCATTCCTAGCACGATTGCTGGACTGAGACTCGGAGACTAGCTTACCTGACTTGGTGTGAGACTTATCCTTACCATCCTTATTGCCATACGTTCCAGCATCCTTGTTGGCTTTATTTAAGCCTGCTCTGTAACTCTTTCTTTCATCTGTGGAGTGATACTTGGTGTTGTAATCATTCTTCTTCTCACGAGCCTCAGGATTGTTTTGAAAGTAGCGTGCAGACTTAGACGTACCCTTCTTAGAGCCAGCTAGTGTGTTTCTTTTAGACGTTGCCATACGCAAATATAATTATTAGATTGCAAATGCATCATCGTTGTCGTCGTTGTTTTTAATAAATATAAACCCGAAGATAAACATGATGACCATCCCTATTACTATGTATTCCATTGTGCAAATATACTACTCCATCTCCAATTTTGCTAACTCCTTGAGCAGGCGATACTTCTGGACCTTAATCTGCTCCTTATCCTTGTCATGTTCTCCAGACAATAAGTTGATCAGTTCAGTCTTCATCTCGTTCAGTTGCTTTTCCATCTCTATCACTCGCTTGATGTAACTCCTAACATCATAGGTGATGAACTCCGTGCCAGCCTGCATACCCAAGTACTTACTTATCACGTTATCATATACCTGACGATAGACCTTCTCGGAATTGTACAGCGTGATGTGGACCGTGTTAATCATGTAGGTCACGTTGCTATGGTCTCTCTTAATTTCCTTCCCGATGTCAACAACCTTCATGTTGAGGATGTCTTTAAGCAACACACAAACCATTGCCCTGACCTTCACATAGGCAGCCTTTTTTGACCTAGCAGTTACATCCTTCCAAGTTATTTTTTTGTCATCCAAGATGAAGCAATTTACCTCATCAACTACAGCTCTTTTAATAGCTTCAATTTGTTTTTCGTTATTCATAACCTTTGTTTTTAGTTTCGTATTACGATAGTATTACTAGTGTATTCCTTTGAATATACCCATTGTTTAATAACCTAATAAGGGCGAGTGGCTTGAAAACCAAAACATTACCACTCGCTCCCCTATTAGTAACTAAACAACAAACATAAACAACAAACACCCTTACAATCAATCGATTGTATAATTTCTTTTTGATGTATCCACGTTCAATGTCTTATCCCTCTCTAATTTGATGTAGAGATACCAGTCATTGAGCGTTTTACCTTCTCGTGGATCGTCTTTTGAGAGCCTTACTTGCAAGTTCTTTTGCATCATAATTTATAGTTATTACCTTGTTAATTATTGAATCATCTCCGTAGATTGCCTTCTCCCAATTCATATTGTGACATGTGCATCCACCGCAAGACTTCAACTCCAATGAGCATGGCTTGGCGCATGAATGGAAGGCGCATGATTTAGTACGCAGAATCATCGTGAACCTCCTCCGAATTTCTATTCACATCGAATGGTGGGTGAGCGTGCATCATCTTCTTCCCGATGGTATCCAGCACCTTCATCTCGTCCATGATAAACTTCTCCACCGAATAGTGCCTCTCCTTCCTTGTCTCGGCTAGCCGTCTATCCAGTTCCGATGTTGTTTGATATATGAGCCTGAACATCGTGTTCACCTCATCTTCAGTTAGCTTTATTGTTCTCATGTTATTTGTATTTGATAAAACATTCGTGTGTTTCTTGCTCCGAGTGAGAATCCAATACGCATTGCTCAAACTCAGAATATTTTCTAGCAGGCGACAGCAAAGATGATATTAAATAAAAACCAATACACCCTATGAAAAGCACTGCAATGAACCTCCCGATTAATAACTCAATTCTCTCGTTCATCATTATCTCTTTTTTAATATAATACACCCTATTGAATACCCCATCATCAAAGGAAGGGAGAGTAAGGACTTGAGGATAAACCCCCAAATCCCTACACCTAACCAGACCCTTCCCATCATATGAAGTCAATATCGTCACAGAAAAATGAGTCGACTATATTCTCGTCATCCTCGTCCATCAGCAGTACCTGATAGTCCCCATTGTCCACCTCGTACTCGCTCTTCCACTTCTTGAAAAACTTAGGGAACATATTCTCACTGCTGTTCACACTCCACTCTACATGAGTCGGGACATATTCGTTCCTTCTGGAGTTGTACTCCTTCACATGAATATTATACATGACGCCCTCCCTCTGCATACATTGCAGTAATTAACTTTCCGACAGCCTTCTCGTAATGACCTCGTGCCGTTACATAGTTTCCATTTACATAGATACCAAACCTATTGTACTCCTTCCCACTCTTACTTTGAGACCCTAACGTCTCAACATATCCAGTCGCTCTATATTCTCCCCCCATTGTAAGTACAGCAGATGCAATCCGTATGTCTGACTTGTAATGTTTACCTGCCTTCTGAAATTGAGCAGGCTCATGAATCATGATTTCTATAGTTTCCATTGTTTTATTGATTTAAGTTTCTTCGTTTCCATTCGTACTTGATCAGGTCATCGATGAAGGAGTCTTCCACCCTGACATACCAGCCGTCCCACTCCTGAGCCACCTCCAGTATCATGTCGGTGTCGCTGTACATATCGCTGGAGATATATTCCCCTTCCTTTCTGTCCTGCAGTAGATAATCTAGCACAGAGATTATTTCCCTCTCCCTGCCGTCATTGAACATATTGTATGCCCTAACTACTTCTTTACCGAATAGGTAGCTATGCGCTGTTACTTTATTCTCCATGTCTCTCGAATGTTACGTTCTTGAATACATCCACTGAATACCATGACCCATCAATTTCAACCTCGTTCAGGTACATTTCAGGGTTCATGCGTGAACCTTTGTTGATTGCTTTGTAGTCTGTGACTACCTTCTTCTCACCATCGTGGGTGATTGCGATTAAATTGTTCATTGTGTTATTGTTTTTATTTGTGTTTCAATTACATCCTTGCTAATCATCCCTATCTTTTTATCCACTACCTCTCCATCCTTGATGAATAGAATAGTCGGGATGTTCCTGATAAGAAACTCCTGAGCAAGTTCAGGATATTCATCCACATCAACCTTCATGAATTCTAGGTCAGCGTTCTGATTTTCTGCCTTCAACTCATCGATTATAGGACCAACAACTTTACATGGCCCACACCAAGTCGCATAGAAATCAACGACCAAGTACTTGTTGCTGTTTACAGCTTCTTTGAAATTATTCATATTGCTAAATTATTTAATAGTTCATAATAGTGGTCATACCAATGATTAAAGGTATCCTGAGCATCCTCCGTGTATGCCGTGTCTCCATTTTCATGGGTGACATAGACATCATCAGGGGTTACTATCTGCTCGTGGAATAGCATCTCACGGATGGTTTGCTCATGCGCTAATTCGCTAGCCGCCTCAACTAAATTGATTTCGATATTCATAGTTCAACTTGTTTATAGGGTTCCAACTCTATCCAACCCATTATCTCAGGGAATCGTGTGCCGTCAGTAGCTTTAATCTCGTCCCCATCAATCTCCATTTCAAGATTGTGGGTCTCTGCAAAAGCTTTGAGCGATGTCACCGCAGACTCTAGGGTCTCTCGCTTCACAACTATGGTATGTGAGCCGTCCTTTTTGTGTAATAAATACATATTGTTTATTGTTTATTGGTTTGACAAATTTATGCTAACTCAACCTGATTGGTGCTGTTGTTGATAACTTTTTTACCGCACTTGAAGGAGATGATAGTAGAAATATTGACCATCCTATAGTCCTGCTTTTGCAAGTCCCATACCACCACCAATCCTTTATCATCGGGGTTGTAGTTCATGCCCTTTCCGTTCACTCCTTTACGGACTCCAATACGAGCCGTCATCTTGCGAGCCGACCCATCCTTCTTTGTAAATACCACCGAGAAATACTTTCCCTTGGTTGCTTTGATTACTTCTTTCATCGTGTTTTGTTTATTGATTAAGAGGTCACCTTATCAGGCTATGGATACCCACATTTAAGACCTTTCGTCCAATCAGGACTCGTCAGTTAATCTCTCCAAACCTCCTGCAATGTACCATCAGGCTGTTCAATGTAGTAATACATTTCATCTTCCACGTCCCACTCCGTGTAGTAATACTCGTCAGCATCGAAAGATTCATTCAGGATAAATTCATCCGACAAGCCCTCACCCTTATCATCACTCTGATTGCGTAGGTACTCAATCAAGTCTGATTCATTCTCGAAGTATGCGTCTCCATCATTTACGCAATATCCCTCGTTCATCCCTTTACCGGTCTTGGTATCAACCCTAGCCCATTTTTGTAGTTCATTTGTGTGTTTCATATCGCAATATTAGTTTATTGTTTCTTTGGTAAATGTTAACGTCTGTTAACGTGTGTTAAATGGTCAGCTTTCAGTCTAACCCCCGACCATAGCATATCAAAATCTTCCACCTTATTTTTGGCAGGGACTACCTCCAATCCCTTCATTGTGGCGAACTTTCTAACGTGCTTGGACGTTGTCGCTGAGTACTTACCCAACTCAATTAACTTGCTACCCTCAATGGTTGCTACGTGCGTTACAAATGAATAGAACTTATTTCCATCCACGAACATGTTGTGACCTACTTTTTTCATCTTGATTAGTTTATTTCGTTAAACTTATTTGTTACCTCTCCATCCGCTGTGATGTACCCACCATCTAGCAATGCCGCAGCTGTCCTGCCGTAGTGACCCTGCATCCACCAAACCTCACCCGATTTGATGAGGTCAGCGAATAGTTGTAATGTTTCTGCATCGTTCAGCTCCCCTGACTCGTATGCAACGATTGAATTGATATTCATTGTGTTTATTGTTTTACTTGTTTAACCTACGTGAATTGTGTACCCTAACTTACTGAATGACTCTATGTAAGACTCCTTCTCACTCGCATAAATCTTGAATGTTGGGAAGTCATTTCGCTTTACAACATAAACACCTTCCTCTCTATTATGCCTGAAGTACACTTCTTTGATTGGCTCTTGGTGTACGTCTAGCATATAGTCAAGCAGTGCATCACTCATCTGTTGTCTCTCAGCATCATTTGACGTGTAATACTCGATGAAGTTGTTGATTTCATCCATTAACTCTCTTTTTTTCATGACATTGTTTTTTTATTGGTTAAGACCTAGGGAGACTATTATACCTCCCTAGATTTCGACTATTGAAGTCTCATCAGTTAACCTTACATTTCAATGAAGTACTTTGAGTCAAAGCTGTACTTCTCACCTTCAAAGTCACTATTGTATACCAATCCTTCAGTAACACTTTGGAAGCCGTTAGTATCAATTTCAACCAACCTGAGAGCGATGCAATCTTGACCATACAATACATTCATTGTTCGCACTATAGTCATCCATGCATGGTCATCTCCCGAGAATTTACTCACCTTGACTACCAAGGTTGGTTCATCGTGACCTTCATACTCACCAAGAGCCTCCCTCATTTCCACGATGTGACTAGAGAAGAAGTCATAAAAATGATTCCTGATTTGTTTTGCTGTGAACGGATTGTTGTTCAACCCGATGTTCAATGTTGCGTGATTTGTTTTCATATTACTTGTTTTTATTTGGTTTCTAAATTATATACCTCATCCAAGGTGAACCCTTTACGTTTCATCATTGCTATGTAGTTGTCTTCGTGCTGTTCATTTGCAAAGGTCTTGACAACCTGAAATTTGCTAGCCCAAGACTTGTTGCTATTAAATACAATTAGTGACTTCATTTTCTATCCTCCGAGATTTGTAAGTACATTGCCGACCCTAGGAACAGCAGGTCCATGATGAGTACAAATGTTGCAAAGTTGATGTCTTGCTTGCTGTCATGCGTTACTAAGATTCCAATACCTAGGACAAAGAAAAATGCTGATGCAATCAATAAAATTGTGATACCTTGTTTCATAATTGTTTTTTTTAATGGTTAAGACAAGGACTTGCGCCCTTGTTTCGGTCATTCAGACCTCGTCAGTTAACCTTTTACTACTCGCCACACTCCTGACTCAATATTGTTTTCAAAACTGCTATGACCTACATAAAACTTAGATGAACTTCTACCTGTTGAAGTAGTGTATTTACATCCAATCTCATCTAAATTGACCCTCTTGTCAGTTACAGATGTGATTATATAAGTTGTGTTAAACCTTGTGTCTAAAATGTGTGTGTTTATGATTGCTTTCATTTTATTTTTGTTTTAATTGGTTAATACGCTAGCGTTCTAGCGTTTCGAGTAACTAACTCTCATCAGTTAACCTGCTTTATTGTTTAACGCCTAGACATAACTCTAGGTCAGCTACTTTGTTTTGTTGTAAGTAAAACTATCTTTCACTTAATTTCAGGACGCTGTACTCATCTGCTAGTGTATAAACACATTACCGCATATAGTCCCAAGACTCGTCCTATTATCTCCCTACCTATTTGGCAGGCTCAGGTCAGTTTAGGTGTAGGAATCTAACTTATCCTAGTTAACCACCCGTGGCATTTTTACCACATCTGCGAGCTGACTCTCGTACATTGCTTACGCTTTGTCTTATCCTGTTTGATTTTTATACCGATACTCAGGAGCAATAAATCGGTAGGCTGTTTTTGCGAGGAACTAAAGTATTCACTACTTCTTGTATCTAGCGTGGGTAACTTAAACCTTAACTCCACTTTCGTTGTCCGTTGACGAGGGCAAACCTACAACCACTTTTTTGATTATCGACAAATAAAATTGTTAACAGATGTTAAAATGATCCTAACTAATTGAATATCAGTAAAATAAAATTGCAAATATTTTTAGGGGAATCGATCATTTTTAGCTTTATAGGGTGAAAATAACCTGATTGGGCTTACCCCTTTGTTGTACTATATAACAACCTGCGTAAATGCAATCGCTTTTTGTGGTAAAGGAATCCCATGCACGCGCGTATAGGTGAAAATCAATAGCTTTTACAATTTTAACATATTTTAACAATGTTGCGTCCTGTCACGCACCTTTTTATCCCACAGCTGTCAGAAACCTGATGCGGAATAGGTTGTACTTTATTACAACAAATGCAATGTGTTATTGTACTTTAACACAACCTAATCATTGTACTTTAATACAACATACATATGTATTACATATCTATTACACTTGTATTATATGACAACTTTATAGGGACAATCCGTTGCAATTTAATACAACATTGGAGTGATGATATGTTGCACTATGATACAACTCCTTGCGATTTGTTAGGTTGTAATATAATGCAACTTTATGACGCAAACCAATCAGGCGCTTTCAGTATCTTTTAACATTTCTATCGGAATGGAATCGGAATCTTGACCCACCCCTTCCGCAAAATTCGGTTCCGGACAGCACCCCATGGTATCATGTGTATAGTAAACCCCCTCCATACTATGTTCCCCTCTTTTCCAATTTCACCCCTTTAAATAGCCTGACCGATATATTGGTATAGCTTGAACGATAAAAGTTGATTCTACGAGAATTATGGGTGCAAGACAGGAATTATAGGCGCAAAAAAAGAGGGCTTAAAATAACCCTCCTAATTTGCTGGGTAGGTTTACTAAGAACCTTTGGTTCGCTACCTCCTTTTGTTTTTAATGTAGTTCATTTCCTTTATGAAGAACTCTGGTATCTCGTGTAGCCCTTCTTGGTTTAATGCTTCTACTATTGACTTAACCTTATCGAAGTACTTCTTGTTGGTTTCGATGAAGCTTCTGGTCTTGGCTATATGGTACTTGATGGAGGACTTATCCATCTTGATAAATGAGGCTATGAGTTCAAAGTCGCTAGACATAACCCCTTCGCAAATAAACATCCATACTCTTTTGGATTCAACGTGGTTAGATGTACGCTTACCTTTCATTACGTCCTTTTGAGTTACTCCGTACTCTTGGCAGCAGGCGTTGAATACCTTGGTCATGAACTCTTGTGGGTTCTCTCTCCATCGGGTTATGGATGGATACTTGCTCATGTAGTCGAATAGTTCCTCGGATAGCTTATGTTCCATTCCGAGAGTTTCGATTAGGGTTGACACGAAGGCTGCCTTTTCATAGGGCTTAACGTGTACAAGGAGTTTTTCTATTCTAGTGTATTTCATTAGAATGGGGCTTCTTCGTTATTAATTTCTAATTGCTCTATTGGCTTGTTCCCTATAACGCTACCTTGTTGTAGGAATCCAGGTTGGTAGAACCTTCCTGAGTCAAGGTCATATTGTAGTGGGACGCTCCCTTGCATACCCCAATGTTTGAATTTAACCTTTTGGACGAATACTTCAGGGGATGAGGTTCCATCCTCGAAGAAATGTCGGTAGACTGAGATACCGTTATGCGACTTGTTGAAGAAGTGAGCAGAGCCAGCCATGTCATATAGCGTGGGGACTAGGTATGGTCCTGTGCCTTTCTCTCTTTGCATTTTTGTAGGGTGAGCGACCACAAAGATATGTACTCCGAACTTATGAGCAAAATTTATTATTTGGTCTAGTTGCTTCCCGATGTAGGTTGTCTCGTTTGAGGAGTAGTCATGGTCGAGCTTATTCCAAGCGTCAATGATTAGTCCGTTGATTCCGTATCTCTTGACGAGTTGCTCTGCGTGGGCTAGGATACTATCTACGCTGTTGTCTTCCTTGGGGACGATGTAGAAGAAGTTGTCTCGATAGTACTCCATGGATTGCACAATGTTAAAGTCGGGCATATCGTTGAACCTAGCACCTATTAGTTTGCTAGCGATCTTGGAGAAGTGGAGTTGAAGTGGGTAGTTCTCGGGTGAGAATATTCCGAACCTCCATCCGTGCTTGGTAGAAAGGTCCACCATGATTTGGTCGAGGAACTCTGACTTTCCGTGGTTGGGGATACCGGTCACTACGGTTAGGTAGCCTGGCTCAAATGTGAGTAGCCTGTTGAATGATGGGATGGATATGTCGCAAGCAGGCTTTAACCCTTCACGCTTCAGTCTCCAGATGTCATCGGATAAGTTATCGACAGTAATTACCCCTTCTATTGGGTACTCTTCAGACTTTGTAATCGTGTCCGTTAAGTATAGTTTATTATACATTAACAGCTCATTTGCGTCTTTATGACTAAAATAACTTACTTTTTTGCATCTGTATTTACCTAACCTACGAGCAAGCTCTTCCTGAAGCACACGCCCAGGCTCATCATCATCGGTTGCGATATAGATGGTTTGGATGTCATCGAATAGGTCTATGCAGTTGTCAAGGTATAGAAGCTTTTGGCTTACGGACTTAGTGGCTCCGTTTGGTACGGATATAACTGAGTCGAACCCAACCTCCATGTAGGACAGCGCATCCATCTCTCCCTCGGTGATGATAACGTAGTCCATACCCTTCATGCTGTCTAGGTTATAGAATATCAGCTCGGCATCCTTATAGAGTTTGAAGGACTTCTTAGGTCCACGGTACTTCACGTTGATTAGTTCCGTGTCACGGAAGTAGTTGAACTCAATGCACTTGGCCTCCTTCTCAATTTGGGGGAAGAATGTGCGCCCTTGTGAAATCTTGGCTTGGTTCACTACACGCTGGGATATTCCTCGGTCAGTGAAGAACTTTAGCACATCGTCTTCAAGGTCTGTGATGTTTCTCCACTCGGGGCGAGAGTATATCGGCTTTTGGTTTTCTGATGGCTTGTATGCCCCATCTAGTTTTTTACCGAACCTTGATCCGCAGTGTAGGCAGTTCCCGATTCCTTTCTGTCCATCCCAGCTGAATGACTTAGCTGACTTCTTTTTACGATCCCCTGAACATTCGGGACATGGCATAGCATTTTCTCCGTTGATGTTCTTGACGTCGATGATGAACTCTCTTCTCGTTTGTAGGTTTACTATTCTTTCGGTCATAACTTGTTTATTTCGTTTTTTACTTCCTGCCAATATGAAATTTTACTAAGCTCATCAGCTTGTGACGAATACTCTATTGTGTTTAGTATCTCATCCACTGCTATCCAAGCGCATAGTTTAGCTGATGAATCATAAACAAAATCTGAAGTAATATCGTAAGTATCAACCATTTTTTGAATCAACTCTTCTGCTTTTTCTTTTGGTGTCATAATCTGTTTATTTGAGTTTTTACTTGTTGAAAGTATATTAGACGAGCAGCCTTGCTTTCATTATCTGCGCTGTAAATAACCTCGTCAATTATTTTATCAACTGTCATTATTGCTAAATCTTTCGACAAAGCCTTGATCGAAACCCCCTTTGTATGATCCCTAACCATACTATCGAATGACGTTACTAAATCAATAGCTTGTTGTTTCGCTTCTAAATTTTCCATGTGATTAAGATTTAAATCCAATTGGTGTTGATTTATACTCCCAAACTCCGTTAATTACCTCTCGCTTCATTAGAGGGTTATTATGGAACTCTTTTACATAGCCTGGTATCTTGGTATCATTTTCGGGAGAAGTGTCAAAATTGGGGCGTTTCTGTGCGTTTTTGAGCCATACTCCGAGTATTTTCTGCTTCCAATTTAGAACTTGGTCGCCTTTTGCGTCTTTCCAGTCGGCAACTGTGTAGTAATCAAAAATCTCACGAGCGAGTCTTTCGGTGTAACCTTTTTCGACCACGTAATCGATAACTTCTTGAACTGTTGGGGCGATAAAATCTTTTGTTTTTCTTTTGGGGTACGTAGTACCCTTTTCTTTTTCTTTTCCTGTATAGTTATTACTAGATTCTATACTAGATTCTATATATATATTTTCATTTTCCATATGTATTACACTTGTATCTTCTAGTGTATTACTAGTGTAGTTCACTTGTTTTTCACTAGTATCCCATCTTTTCTTGATGTTGTTTCTTCTTGATTCAGAGAATTTCTTTCTTTTTTGAATCTCAGTTTCAAGTCTGATGTTGTAGTACATACTATTTTCATCACGCTCGAATTTACTTAACACAGCTAAATCTAGATCTCCGCAAATTTGCAGGACCATAGCCTCTGATAATCTTCCGTGTTGATGTTGAGCGCAGATAAGTCTGATGTACTTACCTGTTTGTTCGTGTGTAAGGAAAGCAGTCCCTACATAGAAGTCCTGTGAATAAAACAGGAACGCTGGATCTTTTTGTGCCATACTTGTTTTTGATTAATGTTTCGGATACAAATGTAATACACTTGTATTCGTGTGACAAAATTTTTTTATCAACAATAAAATTGTGCAAAAGTTTTTTTGCGTTTAATGAAACAATCGTTATATATTTGCTGACATTAATTAAAAAAAGTAAAGCGATGCCGAAAAAAACTCCTAAAATGCTTCAGGCAGAAGCAGCAAAAAAACAAAATAAAACAATAGCGAAAACACCTGTTAAAACTAATAATCAAATAATGAAAGAGCAGGTATTGAAGCAACGTGATGAGGCTTTATTGAGGGCGAATAAAAAAACAGGAATGAAAAAGTAAAATCGGTAATTCCGATTTATTTAATAGGTTTAAATTTAAAAAACAAAAAACAATGAGTAATTATTCTATGAAAGGAGTGGTGTCCTCTGTCTCTGACACACAACAAAGAGGGAATTTTGAATGGAGAAATCTATTCTTAACTACATCAAAAGAAGTTAATGGAAAAGAGTACAACGATGTATTCGAGTTTCAAGTGTCTGGAAAGAACCTTGACACGTTGAGCGAAGCTTGTGTCGGTTGTGACGCAGAGATTTTCTTTAACATCCGTAGCCGTGAGTACAATGGAAAGTACTACACTAACTTGGCTATGTGGAAGATGGACTATGAGCCAAAGCAAGGTCAGCCAGGAAACTACTCCAAGCCTAAGTTAGCTCAAACATCTACCGAGACATCTGACGATGACTTGCCATTTTGATGTTGAAAAAAACAAATAACTCATAATGAATTAAATCCCCTTTTATGATTACCTTTGATAAAAACTCGAATATGAAGGGTGTTAAGAAAGGGGATTTTTTTCTTCAAGAAAACATACTGAAGTGTAAGGCTTTGGTGCAAATAGAGTTGGACGAGACATACGAAGGGGCGAGCGATTATATGTGGGGGGATATAGCAATACCCGTAGCTTTAATTTCATACTTTTCAATGTATGTAAGTAACACAGGGACCATAATGAAGAACAGGGTTATCATAACCTTGGATGATGGGAAGGAGTTGATTATTAAAGGGAATATAGAAGACTTGGTAGATATATACAATGTTTTCAAGTCAAGAGAGATGACGTTTAAATTTAACTAATGATAAAAGCAAAGTCAACAAAAAGCAATAGGAATATCATAGTCACGGATTGTGATTTGAACCAAAAGTTCCTGTTGATCTCGGATGTCCATTTTGACAATCCAAAGTGTAAAAGAGATGTTCTGAAAAGGCATTTAGATTACGCAAGAGCTAATGATATGAAGGTCGCTATTAACGGTGACTTTTTCTGTTTAATGCAGGGTAAGTACGATCCTCGTAGGTCTAAGAAGGATATTATGCCTGAGCATAACAGCTACAACTACTTAGACTTGGTTATACAAGAGTCTGTGGATTGGTGGAGTCAATATGCCGACATGATTATTTTCATTGGGTATGGAAATCATGAATGCTACCGCCCTGACACTGAGGTTTTAACTGGTCTTGGATGGAAAAAAATCACTGAAGTTACAACAGATGACTTGGTTGCTACATTTGATTCTAAAAATGTTTATTATGAGAATCCTAACGCAGTAGTGTCTAAAAAAGCAGATGCGTTATATACTATTGAAGGAACTTACACAAAGCAGGTTGTATCTTCAAAACACGCTGTTATGTTTAACAGTATGGAGAAGATTAACGCTGAAGATTTAATGGTGTTATCTGAATGTCAGAATATAACAGAAGCAGATCTTCCTCATGGTCGAGTTAAAACACAAGATGATATAGAGGCTGTTCCTAAATGGATTGAATTATTAACAGCAGTTGTAATGGATGCCACTATTGTTAATCATGCTAAATACCAAGAAAACTCTAAAAAAATTCGTATTCAATTTAAGCTTTCAAAAGAGAGAAAGATTAAGTACATTAAAGAATTATTAGAGGCTAATGGTATTGAATATACGTTTACTGAGTGTAAAAAAACTGGACTAAATAAATTGCAGCCTTACTACATCCGTATTTATGGTGATGATGCAAGGAGAATATTTAAAAGTCTTGGAGGAGAAAAGAAAATCCCTTCATATTTGAGAGATTGTAATAAAGCAGTGTTTTTGGCAATGATAAATGCTATTAGAAATACAGATGCTAATATTACAGGATCTAGTATGTTGTGGACTTCTACGGACAAAGATAATGTTGATATTGTTCAATCAGCCTGTATAAATAATGGATGGAATTGTAAGTATTCAGAACATGACTCCTTGAGTGCTTTTAAAAATGGTAAAAGACAATACAAGGTTTTAATATCTGAAGAGTTGAAAAGAGCAAAAGCATTGTCTATAACCAAAGAAGATTATGATGGTGATGTATATTGTTTGAATATGCCGTCTGGATGTTTTATCACTAGAATAGATGGTAAAGTAGCATACTCTGGCAACACTGCCATTATCAAGAACACAGAGACTGACCCATTGGTTCGCTTTGTTGACCTTATGAACTATAAGAACAAGACTAACATCTTGACTGGTGGTTATGGAGGTTGGTGGATAATGAGAATGTATAAAAAGGCTGGTTCTGAAGTACTTTCAACATTCAAGATTAAGTACTTCCATGGATCTGGAGGTGGTGGAGAGGTAACTAAAGGGGTGATTCAGAACAATCGTATGTCTGTTCGTACAGAGGGTGCTGATTGTACTTGGCAGGGACACGTGCATGAACTTTACCATGTAATTGACTCTAAGGAGTATATTCAATTCCATTCGCATACAGGTTATACTGTTCAGCATAAGTACCTACATCATATCCGTACAGCCTGTTATAAAGAAGAATATGAGGATGGATTTGGTGGTTATCATATCGAGAAAGGAAGACCTCCCAAACCAATCGGAGGTTACATTTTGTCATTTGAATATGACAATAATAGACATGATGGTATTAGGGAATATAATTTGATACCTCACTTTGAACAAATTAGGGATAAATAACAAAGGGACCACCGTTGTGATCCCTAAGTCAAACAAAAAACAAAAAACAAAGTAGGCATTACAAAGTTAGGTTTTAATATACCCAATATTATGTATAATTTTGAGTTTTTTTTAGTAGGCTTTGCTAGTGGGTATCTAGCGAAATTAATTATAGAAAAGTATGGAAATAACAAAACAAGAAGCAGAAAGTTTAAGGCCGCCAAGAGGAAGAGTAATCATAGAAGTCCCAAATATTATTTCTGAGGATGTTAAGCTTGGTGATGCGACAATTAGGGTACGTTCAATCAGTGATGAGGCTCGTGTTGACATGGGTTCTCGCTCCGGTACTGTTCACGCTATCTCACCTTATGCTGATATTCCTGCTCTTTGCTATACTTGGGATGGTCCAGTAGAGATTGAGAAAGGAGACTTTGTTTACTTCTCTCATGACGCCATTGCCAAGGCAGCTACCGTTCAAAGGGATGAGGCTTATTACTACACCTTTGATGACGAAGGTAAAACAAGATGTCTATTGGTTGTACCTTACAAGGAGATTATTCTTTGCATCAGAAAGGATGAGGTTATATCACTGAACGATTATGTTATGGTGAAAAGACGCATGAAGCCAAAACCTGCGTTCTTGGACTATATGCCTGATGAGCATGAGCCTGGAGTGTTTGAAATTGTCTACGCTCCGACAGGGAATATTGTATATGATTGGAGAGAGAATTATTTGAAATCAAACTGGAAGAAGACTCCTGTGAAGTGCGGTATGATTGTCAAGTCTAAATCTGATAAGCCTGTGAAGTTGGAGTTTAAGTATAACCAATTAATTGCTGAGGATTTGTATTATATACAAAGTCATAGTATTTTTGCTGAAGTAGATGGACAGTAAGGCGTATCAAAAAATAAAGTATAGGATTGACAAGGTATCTGCTTCTGATCAGGTGATATTCAAGTTCCCTGACCTAATGCAGTTTGCTAACATTTTCGCTAGTGAGAATGGGCTACCTAGCAATTTAACGGCTGACTTTATTATGCGGTATATCATATTAATGTACAGCCCTGGAAGTCCTGGTATTGAAATCTACCCAATGCTATCCAAGAGAAAGACTTGGGCGTTGAAAGAGTTGGGAGTTAATCCTCATATTGACGGATCGTTCCCAACAGAGTACAACGAATTGCTATTAAATAAGAATCAAGCTTGCAGAGCTAAAATAGTCCTCTTCCTTAGGCTTCAGCAGCCTGAGGATTGGGCTATTATGATGCGTGCAGAGGAAATGCTTTATGACCTTCTATCGTTGGACTTCCCTGAAGACCCGACTGACCAGAAGAACCACATCTCGAACATTGAGTCACTTAGAAAGCAGCTATCTGAATCTAGGGAAAGATTCATGCAGGGTGAGGTGTCAAAGGCATTAGAGAATGAAATAACCAAGTTCTTAGCTCAAGATAACTTAGGGATACGTCCAGAGGAGTACATGATGTTTGCTCCAAAGGGTGTTTCTCCAGGTAAAGCTAAGGGCGATCAAATGTTCCCTGAAGTTGGCAACTAATTCTAAATACCATGAAATATATCAAAAGGAAGATCTTGTGGCTATATACCACAATGATGATCCAGTCCTTAAGACTATCGAGATACCTCTGCCGAGCGTAGAGAGTTTTTATGGTAAGTCATGGGGTGAAGCTGTGAAGTTGATAGACGGATACGGACTACACCCAAAGAACCAACGATTCCAGCATCAGAAGGTTCCTGATAAGTTGGCTAACATACAGGAATTGATCCGTAAAAAAATGAGGCTCAAAAAAAGAGAGGTTGTGAGCCAGAGTGATATTTATGAGGAGCTTGAAAGTAATAGGCTTGAATACAAGGAGGAGATTGAGTGGATTCAATTACAGATTAAGAGAAGGTATCAAGGATATTGGTTTTTTAATAATGGGAAGCCTACCTACATTGATGGTTGGCATTATGTTTACTTAAACTTTTGGGACATTCAAAATGAGACTAGACAAGATAGTTTACCTTGGTATCGTGACCTTGATCGTAGGATTTTTCTATTTGCTCGCTATTGCTATACTACTACTGAGGCTGTTTACAAGTATCGTGTTACATTTAGGACGCAGGGTGAGATTAAGACGAAGTATTTCCAACGTGTAAAGAACGCAGAAGAGTTTGCGGCTAAGTATCCTGCTGCGTATATTGACGAAGGGGCTTATGTCGTTGACATGGGATATAGAACCTGTTACGGATATATATTCCCTAAGCGAAGACGTATTGGGGCAACATCTCAGGCTGCTTGTATGTTGTATTGCATAGTTACTGAACATAAGCAGCAGAAGGGTGGTATTCAGAGTATCACAGAGACTCAGGCTAAGAATGACGTTTATATCGATAAGATTGTAAAGCCATGGCGTAAGATACCATTCTTCTTGAAGCCGTCTCATGATGGTACTGACTTTCCAAAGGAGAAACTTTCATTCTCCTACTCAGCTTCAAGAGCGCAAGGGGCTACACATAATCGTGCGCCATCACATGACGGATGGATTGAGGCTCGTGCATCTTCAGAAAGGTCTTTTGACGGACAGAAGCTTCACGCATACTTGGATGACGAGGGTGGTAAGCACGGAGATAGTGGGGTATCAATCCCAAGAAGATGGCAGGACGTTGTTCGTAAGTGTCTATCACAGGGTTTGCGTATCAACGGACTTGGTATGTTTACATCCACGCTTGGTGAATTTGAGGCAGGTGGTGGTAAGGAATTTTTTGATCTAATTAAATCTTCATATTACGATGAACGAAACGAAAACGGATTTACAACTTCAGGGCTATTTACGCTATTCATCCCAGCATACGATGGGTACGATGAGTGCGTGGATGAGTACGGACTCTCAATCATTGAAGACCCAGCCGAACCTGTACGAAACTTGGAGGGTAACATTGTTACAAGAGGAGCGAAAACAATCTTGATGAACACTCGTAAAGACCTTGAAGAGAAAGGGCTTGATTTACGATTAAACGGAGAGATTCGAGATAACCCTTGGACATTGCAAGAAGCTGCGTCTAAGGCGTCTAAGAATAGCAATTTCGACCTATCTATTCTACGCACTAGAATTAATCAGTTGAAGTTCGATAGGATATTCAGAACAAGAACTATATCATTAAGTTGGAAAGGGGCATTTGGTAGTGAAGTTATTGCTACGGATGATGCAGAAGGTAAGTTTGTTGTTTCTTATTTACCTTCTATGGAGCAGAGAAATAAGAAGTTATTTGACTCAGCTAAGAACCAGTGGATGCCATCTCCTGATGTGGCTAATAAGTATATCTTGGGATGTGACCCATTTAAGTTTGGAAACCGAGATGTTAAGGGCAGAAGGAAGTCTAATGGGGGTGGGGCTATGTTCTACAAGCACGATCCTTCAGTAGATTCTCAGGAGAAACCTATTGACCAATGGATTTCAAATAAGTTTGTTGTCACTTACAACACTCGTGTTGACGATGGTAACACTTATTGCGAGGATATGTTGAAACTTGCCTTACTGTTTGGAGCGCACGTCTATCCTGAAAGAAACGTACCTATCGTTATTGAGAAGTTTAGGGATTGGGGATATGAGGGTTACTTGCTTTCCGATATTGATCCTAATGGTAAGTTAGCCACTGCCCCAGGACGATACACTGGAGAGGCTGATAAGGAACAGATATTCACTGAGTTCATGAACTACATCAAGGTCTTTGGAAGAAGTGATAACCACTTAGAGATGCTTGAGGAGTGTTTGGAGATTAACGACCCTACCGAGATGACTAATTATGACTTGTTTGCCGCAGGTGGGATGGCATTGCTTGGCTCGAAATCCGCACTACCAAAGTATATGCAGGAGATGAACGAGGTCAGAACAATGAATGACTTGTTAGAATTTTTTGATTAATTTGTTTCATATTAGGGACATTTTTTATATTTGCATTTGATGTTGAAGTTTACGCCAATTATCTCATTCCCTTCTGACAGGATTCCTAAGGAAGAGAAAAACACATTGAGTTACATTACACAGGTAGCTCAAGCAATCTATTCTCGTTGGTATAACGGAAGAACATTGTATGGTCAGACGGCTACTGGATGGTTTCAGATGATGACTGACTATGGTGAGGGAAGGCAAAGCTCTGCTCCATATCGTGACTGGTTTTTGGGTGTGCAGAATGATAAGAACTCTCCGGTTAACAGAATGACTCAATATGCTCGTAAGGCATATACTAATGTCAATTACGAGATTGTAAGTCCTGCCCCAAAGTATATTGCTGTAATTAAATCTGTTCTATCTGCATCTGACTTTAAAGTTAAATGCGAGTCCCTTACCCCAACTTCTCAGTTTGAAAAGCAGAAGAAGAAGTGGAGATTGTATTATGAGGAGAAATTGTTGAATCCACTTAGAGAAGAATTAGGATTAGAAAAAGTAGTTCTTCCATGGGTTCCTCAAGATGAGATGGAGTTGGATATGTATGATAAATATCAAGGGTTTAAGTTACCTCTTGAAAATGCTATGGAAGATATAGCAAAACATACATTTAATGTAAGTGATTGGGATAAGATTAGATTGAAGACAATTGATGGTTTAGTTCAAACTAACTTCGCTGTTAGTCAGGTTTATGCTGATACAGATGGGGTTACAAGAATGAGATATATCAATCCTGCATCGTTTGTCACTGCATATATTGATGAAGATGAAGAAGGTGAACCATCATTTGCAGGTCACATACAACGTGTTCGTATTGGTGACATTAAAGATAAGTTGTTGGATCTTGGCGCTCTTCCTCAGGAAATTGAGGGGTTGGCAAGAATATTCTACGAAACTCAAGGTTACACTGATAAAGATTTTAATTTCAATAGAAAGGATCCTGTAACTGGAAGATATGTTTGGGAAGACTTTTCTGTTGATGTTCTTCACTTTGAGTATCGTGCTAACGACTACGAATACTTTACTAAGCGTCAAACTAAAGAAGGTAAAATTGTTTATCAAGAAGAAGAGTTTGGTGTAACTAAGAAACCTTATGCAGACGGAAGATTGCGTAGGACTGATGTTACTTGTGTTCAGAATGTTTATGAAGGTAAATATATTCTAGGTTCTAAGTTTGTTTATGATTTTGGATTGCAAAAGAATATCATGAGAGATTCTCGTGGTCATGCAGTTCTTTCATATTTCTTTGAGCGTGTCCCTGGTAAATCTATCGTTGAAAGATGGAAGCCGCACTTGGACTCATTGATGCTTACTTGGATCAAGCTACAAGCTGCTAAATGGTCTGCTGCTCCTAAAGGTATCGTTGTTGATATTGGATTGCTTGCCAATATGGACTTAGGTATGGGTTCTATGTCTCCTTTGGATATTGTTCGTATCCGTAGACAGACTGGTAATCAGTTTATCAATTCAAAGACTGACATCTTGAATAAGGGTGGTAATATGCCTATCGCAGAGTTGCCAGGTGGTATCGGTCCTCAATTAGAGGAGTGGTTAACTTGTTGGCAGGATGATATGAATAGAATCATGGACTTAGCTGGTGTTACTCCAACTATGGCTGCTATGCCTACTACTCCTACCGAAAAAGGTTTAGGTGTTAGTGAGATGGAGGTTGATGCTACTAATCATGCTTTGTTTCCTTTGAAGAAGGCTATTATGAGATTGAAGGAGAAAGCCGCTAAAAAGGCTATCCTAAAGACTCGTACCAATATGAAGTTTGATAAAGAGGTTCATAAATATTATTCTAGTTTGCTTGGTGATGAAAAGATTGCGGCATTAGATTCATTTGAAGATTTGACATTAGAACAGATTGGAATTAAATTGATTTCAACTCCAACTAATACTCGTAAGAGCCAAATTCTTCAAGCTGCGTTACAATCTATGCAAGCTGGAAAGAATGGTGTTATTGGAATTACTCTTGCAGACTACTTATTCATTGAGAAGGAATTAGAGAGTGATAACGATGAGTTTGCTGCTTGGTACATGACTATTGCTGAAGAACGTCAGCGTAAGGTTAAGATGGAAGAATCCATGCAACAGCAACAAATGAACGCTCAGTTACAAGCTCAGTCTGCTCAACAAGCGGCTGAAGCTAAGGCAGCTGCACAACAGGCTCTTGAGCAAATGAAGCAGGCTTCTATTATGACTGAGTATCAGCAGAAGGCTTTGCTTGAAGAAATTAAGCATAATCACAGAATGGCAGAGCTTGCACAAGAGGGTACTCTTGAGAAGCAGAAGAATGTCGAGATTTCGGGGAACTTATAAAAACAAAAAATAAATAGGCTATGGAAAATAATGATTTAATTATCCCTGCGGATTTGCAGGCGAGAGCAATGGTTGATGGATGGTCAGACAGTCAACTTAGAGATGAGGCAATGAAACTAGAGGTGAACAATCAACCTCCAACTATTGAACCTGGAGTTCCAGATTTAGAACCACCAGTTGCTCAAGTTAGTGCTGATGAAATTAATCAGTTAACAGGAAATGATAGTAACCCTATTCCTCCAGTTACCCCTGCAGTTACCCCCCAAGCTCCATCAGGATTAAACTTAGAAGAGTTTGGTGTTTCTAGCTATGAGGAGCTAAAAGCTATCGTAAATAAAGCTAAGGAATATGAGCCAATCGTTGAGAAGTATAAGCAGTATGATCCAATCATGCCTTATCTTAATGATGTTCAGAATCCTTTTGCTAATGACACAATCAACCGCTTAAATAACTTTGTTAAGAACACAGGTATTAGCGACTTGAGTATCGCATCTACAATTCTTGCAACAAGCAACGATGAGTTGAAAGCTAACCCTGTAAAGGCTATGGCTATCATGGAAGTATTGAATGATCCAGACTTGGCTAACCTTGGTTTGAATAATTTGATGCAATACGTTGCAGATAAAAACAACATTGACGTTGATTCAACTTACGATTCATTGGATGATATGCCAGTGAAAATGCGTGTAGAATTGCAGAAAACACTAAAAAGTATTGAAAACAAACGTCAAGAATTTGATACAAAACAAGATTACTTTGGATATTTGCAAAACCAAAGAACGCAACAGGAGCAGGTGATGGCTCAAAGAATGGCTACTTGGGACAATGTCTTAAACGACATGGGGTCCAAAGTTAAGTCCATTCCTGTTAAGGTCGAACTCGAAAACATCGGGGAGGTAACTTTAGATTATGCGGTAAGCAAAGAAGATCTAAATAAGTTGATGCCTGATGTTCGAGCTATAGTTGGAAGCTTAAATCCTGACGAGGATGGTATAAGTACGGTTATGAAGGTTCTAGAAAACCGGGTATGGTTAGATAATAGAACTAAAATTATCAAAGAAGCTATCAAGACTGCTGAAGGGAGAATCCGTGAAGCAGAGGTACAGAGAGTACACAATGGTGGTTCAGTGGTAAATCGTACAGACGCTCCTTCCAGCGGACCGAAGACAAGTCCTCACTTAGAAGCTACTAAGGCGTATTTGGGAATAAAATAAAAAAATAACTTTAAAAACTAAAAAAAATGGCTATTGTATATAACAATCCAGCTGCTTTGCCCCAGGGGTATGGCACAGGTGCTACCGGATACGGACAGCACAACATTTTGTCATCTATTGACGCTCTTCCTCCAGATGTTTCTACTAAATTGTTTAAGCGTTTTGGTGGACAAGGTTTGGACATCTTGAATCTTTTGATTGCTCAAGGTGCTAAGCGTGTAGTTAATAACTCAAATGGAGCTTTCCACTTTGAAGAAGACCGCTACAATCAATCAATCACAGTTTCTAATGAGCCTGCTGCTGGTACAACTGTTACCATCCGTACAGCTACTGGAGATTTGGATCAACCTTACGTTGTTCCTGGTGACTTGTTGATTCGCATGAGTGATTTTGTTCGTTTGCGTGTTAATACTGTTACTCCTGAAGTAGGAACTAACGGATATTATGAAATTTCTGCTAGCTCTATTTCTGGTGCTTCAGTTGATATTGCTCAAAACGATGTTTTGGCTATCTATTCTTCTTCTTTTGGTGAAGATACTGCTCAGCCAAATGCTAAGGCTACTTACTGGTCTCGTTTCTATGCTCCAATGCAACGTCACAAGACTTCAGCTAAGATTACTGGTGATGCTTTGACTGATAAAGTTTTCCCAGTAATGATGGATGATGGCAAGACTTTGAAAGGTTTCCACTCACATTTGTTTGCACAACACGAATACCGTCACTTGTTGGGATTGGTTGGTGCGATGATTTTGGGTAAAGCTTATACTCCAAGTGCATTTTTGAGTTCTGGTAACATGATGGATCCTGATGGATTCCATAACAGTTCTTATGCCCAGGGTATGGTTGATACTTTTGAACAACGTGCTGTTTCAACTCCTTGGGATGTTGGTACTGGAGATACTTTTGATATCGAAGCAATTTACACTTTGATCGCAGGAATGAAAGCTAATTGGACTGGTAACGATTTGATTGGTTTGTTCTGTAAGGAGTTGTATCAGGCTTTTGAGCAGGATCTTAGCCTTGGTAATAATAATTTCTTGGCTAATACTAACATTGCTTCTACTCGTCAAGAGTCTGCTAAAGTAATCTTTGGTGATAATCAAGATTTTGAAACAATGATGTCAACTTTCGCTTTCTCTACCTTGACTTTGAATGGTAAGAACTTGAATGTTAAATCATTTGACTTGTCTTACGATCCTACATTGTTCGGAGCTGGATCAAACAACAAATTTGCAGGAATGGGATTTGTTATGCCTGCTGAAAAGCAAGCTGATGCTTCTGGTTTGTTGCGTAACACAGTTGAGTTGATCTACAAGTCAATGGATGGTGAAGATCGTTTCATGAAGGTTTGGGATGATGGAGCTGCTTCTCCTCGCCGTCTTGGACCAAATGACAACTATGTAATCTATATGTTGACTCACTTTGGTTTTGATTGGTTCAAAATTGAGCAGTGTGGTTTGCTTTACAGAGATTAATTTCTCTAATGAATAAAAAGGGGGAGTTTAAAAACTCCCTCTTTTACTCTTTTAAAATAAAAAACAAAAACAAAATAAATTATGTTATACAGAGATGGCGTGCGCTTAGAGCGTGAAGACTTGCAAGAGCATATTGAAATCTTGCAACAAAATTTTCCTACATTTTTTAGAAAGGAAAATCCCCTTCCAATTAAAATTGATTATATTAAGTCAGCTAAATTTTATATTGACTTATTTAGACCAGGTGGTGAAATTTCAGCAGGTCGAATTTTAAAATCTCCTCAGGAAAGAAAAATTAAATCTTATGGTTTTGAATTTAATGATGGATTTAAAATTGAGGTTCGTTATTCTGAAAAAGCTCCTTCAACAAGAGGTGGTGATATTAAATGGGTTAATTCTTTAATAGAAATATCATCTGAAACTATATTAAAACCTTCAGTTGATTTAGAAAAATTGATTTTTTTATGGTTTTATTCTGATAATTTTGTAAATAATAATTGCGAAAACAAAAAGAAAGACGCTAAGTTTGAATTTATTATCCCAGAAGCTCAAGTAGAATCTAAGTACGATAACATTAAGTATCGCAGACGTTTGGAGGATGAGATTTTGATTGAAGATACTCGTATTTCTTACGATTCTTTGAAATCTATTGCTAAGCTTATGAACATTAGCTTGAGAGGTGAGGAGAAGGTTGACCGTGTTACATTCTTTGATAGTTTGGTTAACAATCCTTCACGAGTTAAAAACTATGACGCTATCAAGGGTAATCAAGCTCCTGAGAAGGGAACTACGGTTGACGAGGTTGTTAGCTTGACTAATGTAAAGAACTTGGTTGCTAATTTGGTTGACGGATTGAGATTGTTTGAGGATGAGAGTGTCGACAAATGGAGAATCAAGGGTCCTGGAAAGGCTAAATACCTTTGTGATGTAGATGGAGACTCAGAAGAGGCTAAAATGTTTAGCCTTGTAGAGTACGTTTCTAACAATCCTGAAGCGTTTGAAATCGTTAAAGGGTTAGTGAAATAAAAGTAATTAAAAAAGTCTTAAAAGGGGTTAGGTTTCTTAGCCCCTTTTTTTTATTTTTGTGTCTAAATCTTCTCGTTTTATGACTACAGATATTCGTCTTTATTTTGATTGTAATTCAAAAAAGACATACATTAAGGACTTTACTGATTATAATACATCAGAGTTCCCTTACAATGTTCAAATCGATAGTGCTGCTACTTTGTTCGACCCTACAAATAATCTAATTATTAATTTGGTTGATTTTACAATAGATAAATCTATCATTCCAAATGTAACTCCTGAATATAATTTGAATGTAACAACATCTAATGCTATTATTCCTGGTAATTACAAATTGAATTATACAAATGGCTATACTTTTAATCAATCGGGAGAAGATTTGAATATGTCTTTTATTAGCCCTAGTATAATTGCAATTCCTCTCACTAATTTGAGTTTAATTTGGGCTGCTGGCGATACTTTTAGTATCTATAGTGCTACAGATTCAGAAAATAATGGGACATATACTATTTCAGATATAATGTATTACAGTAATACTAGTACTACATATATAACTGTAACTACAGATACATTTGTAGTTCCTGAAAATCCTGGTCCAGATGCCACAGCTCAGATTATTTTTACTTGGAAGTACATACCTATCTACACAGATAAAATTTACACTTACACAAGTTGCTCTTCTGTAACTCCATGTATTACTGCTAATTACGATTGCACATCTACTCCCTTTGGAAATATTACTTTTGAAGATTCTAGTGTATATCCAACAGGATTTGTAGCTGACGATAAAGAGTTTACTATTTACTACCCTAATGGATTGGATTTTACTCAATCTCCTAATCCTGATAACTACCCTATTGAAAATCCATTAGTTGTTGAAAACGGAAGTTTTGTTACCATTAATACATTAGCTACAGGTACTTGGAGCGCTAAATTGGCTTTGACAACATCAAAAACTCAAGTTGATGGTCTTGTTATAATTAATGTAGCTTCTGTTGTTAAAGAATTTAATGTTAGCTGCACGAGTAATATGTGCGGATTGTCAAGTTGCTTAACTAAGTTGAAGGATCGTCATATCTCTTATTTGAGATCATCTTCAGTTAGCCCATTGCAGCAATACGTTGACAATGTGCAGTTGTTGTACACGATGGCTAGAGAAGCTCAGGCTTGTGGAGATAAAAACGCTTATGAGAGATACATTGCAGAGATTTTTGAGGTAGTTAAGCAAACCGACACTAGTTGTGGATGTGGATGCTCTGGATCTTGTTCTGGTTCTTGCGATTGCGGAGATTGCAGTAGTGATTGCGGATGTGGAGAGACTGGACCTACTTGGGTTAATAATGTTGGAATTAACATCAATAGCTTATTAGAAGAGTTGGCTGGTATTCCTGCTCAAGTAGATGCTCTTCAAACCAATGTAGACGGATTAGCAGATGATGTATCAGCTTTAAATAACTGGACAGGTCTTGGAGAAACTCTTCCTGGAGGTCAAACTCTATTTAATACCGTTGATGGTTTGGTAAGTACAACTACTAATTTAGGTAGTCAGGTTAATAATAATACTGGTGATATTACAGGGTTGCAAGTTCAAGTAGATACTTTAGAGTCAGAGGTTGCCGCATTACAAGAGCAGATTGATCAATTTAGCCCATCAGATAGTGAGATTTCAACTTATGAGTTGATGACTAATGATGGTTCAAAGCAATCTGCTTGGGATGCTACTTCTGGAACGGCTCTTAGTTCTGTTTCTTATGGAATTTTAATATCTGGAGATGTTACTGAATATATTTTAACTAACGATTATTTGTCTTTCTATAACCCAACTACATCGTCTTGGTTCTATGGTCAGGTATCTAGCACATCTTATTCCGGAGGTTCGACTTCTATTTCAGTTGCTTTTAATAATACTGTTACATATCCTGGTGGAGCTTCTTGGCAAGATTCTTCAATTTCATTCCCTGTTTATAAAGGTGATTTGACATCAGGTGAGTATAACTTTACAAATACATTGAAATTAGAGAATGATTCTTATTGGAAGTTTTCAGATGTGGACTATAAGTATTGGAGTAAGATTAAAGCTTCTTTTGTAGTTAACGAACCTTATTATGAAGGAACTATTCAACCAATATTGGTTAATAACTCTACAGCCAATAAGAGTATTATTTTAAGAGCTATCCCATGTGGTTCTTTTGTTGATTTAGAACTTAGTTTTGAAAAGCAATGGAATGGTGCTGCTTATGATACTGTTACTTTGGTTGATGTTAAATATAATACAAGTTCAAACATCGCTTTATCTGAAGATTCTGAATTGTTATTTGGAGGATATAAAGGTTTTAATCCTAAATTCTCTTACGGAGTAGATTTGTATGATGGAAGCTATGAATTTTCTCTTGCAATGGACGAGAATATTGTTAGCACTGCTTCAGTTCAGGATATTGTAAATTCAGAAGGTGTTGATAATACCAATAGAAAAATTAGTAGATATGCTAAAGGACCTAGTTATCCTAATAACAGCGCAGCTAATTTCTTTACTGGTTCTCAAATTGAAAATATTGTTTTCAACTCTACCAACATGAATATTACTCTATTAAACATTGAGCAGTCATTTGGTAAAATGCCAGTAATTCTACCATAAATATGAATTTACAAGAGATATTAAATAACGTATATGCGTCATTAGGAAAGGATCAATATGGGGGTTATGTGACCCCCGAATCCTATAATGAGGCTATCAGATATGTCAACCTTGAGCAAATCAATGACCTATTGAAAGTATTTGAAGAGAAGAGGGAGATTACTGATGACTTGTTGCCCTTTGTTAAGACAATAGGGGATTCAAGTTCTGTTCCTTTGAGACAGGATAATTTTGGATATGTTGATATTCCAGAAGATTATTGGTATTATATACGTTCTTATTTCTCCACATTTGAATCTGAAGATTGTGAGACAGTTATATCTCAAATTAGACCGATTGAATTTTTGAATCAAGCAGATTTCGGATATAGAATTGGTACAGAGATATTGAAGCCTACATTGAAGCGTCCTATTGCGGCTATTCAGAATAACAAGTGGTTGGTTCAGCCAGTGACTAGTCAGCCTATTGTGTTCACATATCTTCGCAAGCCTAATGTCCCTAATTACGATTATGATATTATAGATGGAGAGGTTATATACCTACCTCCAGGAACAAATCACGCTGATGGCTCTCCTAGCACATCTGTGGAGTTTGAATATCCTGAATCAGTTAGATTGAATTTAATTGAATTGATTGTTAAGTACTTTAGCATTAATATCCGTTCTGAGTTTAACTTGCAGACATTGGAGATCAATAAAGGACAGGCTGGTACTAACAATAGAGGAATACCGACATACGGTAACTTATAAAACAACTTAGATGATTACTAAAAGACAATTAATAGAGACAATACAAAATCGTCTAGCATCTGGGGATGTTACTGATGATGTTAAAGGTAAGTATCCTTATCAGGTTATTGCCTATGTTCTAAATTTAGCATATACTGACGCTGTTTTTGGTAATCCATCAGCTAAGAAGGATTTGTCTGTTAGATACACAGCTACAGTGGCTTGTAATCATGGACAATATTCCGCTAAACTTCCTGTATTGCCATTATTGGGTAGCGAAGGAATTACTTATGTTGAAGGTTCTGATTGTTCTTGGTATCCAATTAGAATGGGTACTACTGAGAATAGGATGATGAACATTATCAAGCCTCAGACTAATTTGGTTACTTGTTATATGAGAGGCCACAAGCTTTATTTTAACACAAAACCTACCGATACTATTAATCTTGATATTATTCCTAATGTTGCTGAGATGGATGACGATGATATTATCTCAGTTCCAGGGCAAGAGTCTAATATCTACAACATGGTGATTCAGATGATTATGCAGACCAATACTAAGCCTGAGGAGGTTTACAACAATGGTGTGCCTGATACAGACAAACCTAATAACCCTGCTAAGTAATGAAAGACCCAGTTAAAAATATAACCCACATAGTCTTAACTGCGATTAACCGGATGAAGAACTTCGGTTACTCAATGAATGACTATGATTGGATTGAGCAGTTAGCTATAGAGTTTTATCAGCATAAATTGAGCGCCTTTAATATGCCTTCAGTAGTTGCTGAGTACGTTGATGTAGATGCTAACACTAAGATATGGCCTATGCCTGCCGATTATATCAGATACACTAAGGTAGGATATAAGACTGGTAACAGGGTGTGGACTTTGGGTATTGATAACACATTAGCTTTCCAAGAGCCTGACGCTTGTGGAACTATAGAAGAGGCTCAGAACAATCCTAACTACGGAAATAGTAGTGGATTTTGGATTGCGGAAGGTTTCTATAACGGAACTTACTTCGGTCCTATATATACCGCAGGAGGTGGATTTAATGTCAATTATTATCGTGTAAATGACAAACAGAGATATATTCAATTTGCAGAGGCTCTTCCAAACGGAAAGGCTGTAATTGAATACCTCAGCTCAGGTAAAAACGTGTGTGGAAACACTTTGATTCCTCTTGCTTACTTCGATGCTTTCCAAAAGTATTTGTTGTGGCAGATGTGTGAGTTAAAGCCTGAGTTGATTAATTTGGCTAAGGATAGAGAGCGTCAATATACTGATGCTATGTGGGATGCAAACATTGTTGCTAAGGCTCCAACAGTAGATGAGATTATGGATACTATCTACGGAGCAAGCGGATTTAATATTAGATAATTTATGATGCAAGGTCAAGATATTACATTTTTGGGTGGGATGAACACTGACGATGACGTTAGGTTTGTATCTCAAGGTGATTATAGAAGCTCTACATACTCACGTTCTGGTTCCGCTGAGGATCAGAACATGGGTGCAATAGAGAGTATGCCTGGAAATGTTCTTATTGACAACGCTGACTATCCTGATGGTGTTAATACGGTTATTGGTTCAGCTAAATGGATTGAGAATAATAGTATTGTTTACTTTGTCTTTAACGATCAAAATAACCACTCTATTTGGACTTACAAGTTAGATACAAAGGAGATTAAGAAGGTTATTTCAAATTTAACGGTTACTATTGATTTCCCAGGTGTACCTCCTGTTGTAATAAATACATACGCAGGAGAAGCTTTAAATTTCAAAGTTGAGAATAAGATATATCACGCCAATGTAATTGACAATCTTCTTTACTGGACAGATGGTTTTAATCCTCCAAGAAAGCTTGACATTAATATGGCTATCAAGTTTATCGAGAGTAATGGAAGTAATGAAGAGGGTTATTCATTAGCAGCATTTGCAAGTGTAGAAGAATCATCTAAAACAATGGATGTTTTGAAAGCGCCTCCTACTTTTGTTATTGAGGCTGAATATCAAACCAATCCTGATAAAAACTTTAACAAGCTTTACGGAAATCAATACCAATTCAGATACCAATACGTTTATGAAAACAACGAGGAATCTAAGTGGTCGATGATTTCTAAACAGCCATTTCCTACGGTTTCTGAATTTGTTGCAGGTAGAAATACTCTTGATGCATTAGCGGATAATGAGATTAAGTTAATGTATTACACAGGTACTGTAAATGTAAGGCAAATTAATTTTGCATATAGAAGAGGTGAGAATGGTGCTTGGTTAATATTCAAACAGTTGGATAAAATTCAAGAAAATGTCGTATCTTATCAAACAGAAGAATTAATATTTGACGATAATACAGCGCCGCAAGGAGCTACATTGACAGATATTCTTTATGATAATGTTCCTCAAACATCAAAATGTCAAGAGATTTTATCTAATCAATCATTAGCTTATGGTAATTTTTACGCTGATTACGATTTAGTTGAGAATATCAATGTAACGATTGAACGTAATTTAACAGAGCTTTATGAGGCTAGTAACAATACTATTTTTTCATTAATTGGATTGTCTATTCAAAATGTAGATAATACAAATAATAGTTATTGTAAATTTGAAATAACAGCTCAAGAAGCAAATTTTTGGTACTATGAAGAAGGTGATGTATTAGTTTTCTCATTAAAACCAGAAAGTAATGATTATAAAAAATACTACTACAATGTTACATTTGAAGATGTTCAATACCCTTTAGATTTTCCAAATAATTATCATGCAAGATATAAAAATTTATTTAACAACATTAAAACGTATCTAGAATCTGAATATTCAAATTTAAACATATCTTATTATAGCGATTTATCTACTTGTTATTTTCAATTCAATGGATTTGTTGGGTCTAAAGATACAGACGAAGAAAATGGTTATGTTAATGGAGATGGTGATTTTTGTAATGTTTGGCAAAGTAAATCTTTAATTACGAGATCAAATAAATGCTGTAAATCATTAAAAAAAGGAAGTAAAAAAGTATTTGGTATTCAGTACTACGACAGAGGGAATAGGTCGAATACAGTTCAAACAACTCCGGGAATGGTATTAGAAGTTCCTTTCCCTGGGCAAGAAGATTTATCTTCATTTCAATATAATATTAATGAATTTGGTCAGAGTCAATCTGCTTATACTGTAAATCCTAAGTTTACAATTAATCACACTCCTCCTGATTGGGCTACTCATTATTCTATTCTTGTAAAAAAAGATGAGTTGATTAGTAGTTTTATGCAAACTACTATAACATATATTTCTCAGGGAACATCAATTAATACTTTAGTTTTTCAATTAGATAAAGTACCTGTTCAAACGTCTATAGATTTTTATACAAATAAATATCAGACTGCAACATTTTATCATACTCCATCAAGAGGTGATAGAGTTCGTTTTATATCTGGAGAGTATTTTAAAAATCCAGGACCATCTTCTGAAGGTGAAAATGCTTCACAAATAAATCCATCTTCTTATATTTATCAATATCAAGAAGTTGAAGTTCAAAGTTATGATTCATCAACTAATCAAATAATAGTAAATGAGTTTGATTATATTTCTTTATTTGGAGGATCAATGCTTGGATTTGGAGCTTTATGTGAAATATACACACCTAAAAAAGATACTTCTGAAGATATTTGGTATGAGATAGAAAAGTTTGATATTGTAACAGATGGGGCTAATAGATACCATGCTGGAAACACTCAAAATCAAACATCTAATCAATCAGCTATTATTGAATCCGATTATGGTGATATTTATTATAGAAAAAGAGAATTAGCTACAGGAGTTGACTTTGCTACATTTGCTGATTATAACGCTGTAACAACTGATTCTTTAACTAAAAGAAAATGGACTATAACATGGAATAATGACCCTACATATTCTGAAAGAGGAACTTTTACATACACATCTTGGTATAATAGATTTTTCAATAGTTATTTTAATAGATTTAACTCCCCTGAAGGTTTTGCAGACATAATATATAATAATCAATACGTTTTCCTACCAACAATGATTTCTCGCTTCTATTTTATAGAAGATTTCAATTATAGCGATTATTATGTATCAGACGGACACGGAAGAGGAAGGATTGGTATTGAGAATAACAAGACTAGGAGAACGCATTACAAGACTGGGGTTATACACTCTGCTCAATACGTTATGGGTGCTTTTATCAACGGATTATCTTCTTTTGATACTTTGGGTAACGCTGAGTATTTAGATGACACCTTTGGTCCTATAAATCGCCTTAAACAAGTCGGATACACATTGAAGGCTTTGCAAGATCGTAAGGAGGTTAGTATCTATGTTCAAAGGTCATACGCCACTTCTGGAGATGGATCTGGTCAGCTTGCTTTTACATCAAAGACTTTTGGAGGTGTAAATCCTTCAGAGACTTTGTACGGATGTGTTCATCCTGGTTCAGTCCTTGTGATTGAGAACGATATGTACTACTATGACTACAATAGCGGTACAGTAGTTAGAAGCTCAGCTAATGGTCAATATGATTTGACAGGTCCAAAGTATAAGTTTAATTACTGGCTAACAAATCAAACGGTACTAGTTGGAAAGGTTGAGGAGATAAACATATTGGGAGAAACTTACGTTTCAAAATACGAGCCTCTCGCCTTTGTTGATGAGCAGAATACTGAGTACACGTTGAATTTCGTTAAGTATTTTTACCCAAAAGACAAACCTGCTCAAATGATGGGTAACAGAATATATTACCAATATGATAGTAATATTGCCCCTGTATTTGACTACTTAGAAGATCGTTGGAAGACTTTTGTTGACTACGATTTGTATTGGGCTGAAACGCTTGGTATTAACGTGTTTACGTTTAATCAGGAGGATTTGTACGAACATAATATCGCAGCTTTAGAAGATGGAACTCCAAATGAATTAACTTTCTACGGAGAGCAAAAGACTATGAGCGTTGACTTTATTATGAATGACCAACCTGTCTTGATTAAGCGACCATTGAGCATAGGCTTGAGATCTAATAAGCTGTTTGATTTGACCGAGGTTTCCTCAAAGGCTACATCATCATATCCAGCGATGAAGTCTAAGTTATTCCCTAATAACTTTAAGTTGAAGGAAGGGTATTGGTGGTCAGCTTATTTGAGAGATATGACAAATATCATAGCCGCAAAACCATCTCAGAATACTGAGGAAAAGGCTTTGATTAATGGAAGGGAATTAAGAGCGTTTGCTTTGTTGCATAAGATTGAGTACTCAGGTAACGAAAAGGCTATATTGTTTGACGTTAAATGTAGCTATGTACCAAGCGAAGCGTTTATATAAAGTGAAAACTTTTTTAGGAAAATTGATTAAAAACTATTTAATTTGCAAGTGATATGGATCCAATGACCGCAATGATGCTTATTAACGCTGGGCTTAGTGTAGCTCAAGGTGTGCAGGGATTTGCTCAGCAAAAGAAGGCTAATGAATTGATGAAAGGTTTGTCAAGACCTGACATGACTATTCCTGAAGAAGCTAAAAGAGCTTTGGGTATTTCTCAAATGATTGCTTCTGATAGAAACCAAGGACTTGAGCAGATAGAAGCTGGATTAGATGCAGGAGTTGCTAACTCTATTGGTCAGATTAATAGACAAGGTGGTTCATTAGCAGATAGATTGGCTGCTATTGCCGGGGTTACAGCAGATGCTAATTCTCAAAAGAGAGCAGCTAGATTTCAAGCAGAGCAACAAAATATAGGTAACTTGCAGAGTTATCAACAGGCTTTAGGTCAGATGGCTGAACAACAAAGAATGATTCAGCAGGACCAGTTGAATAAGTATGGCCAGCAAGTTCAAAGTTTGCAGGGAATGGCAGGAGCAGGGCAGCAAAATATGATGAAGGGATTAGAGGGATTGGCAGGAACAGCGTCTCAGGGTTTGTCATACAAAGGTCAAATGAACATGATGGATAAGCAGTATCAGAATGATTTGAATTTGTTAAACGCTCAGAATGGAGTTGGTGGAACAAAATCAACTGCTGGTCTTATCCCTACAATGCTTCCTAAATCATTTGGGGTTAATACTCCTAATGTCCAAGATGTTAATATTGGGACTCAGTTAAATCCACAAGTTCAAGCTCTATCAATGTTGCAAGGAACTGGATTAACAAGTCTTCAACCTGGAATTGGGAAAAAAATGTTAGGGTTGAATCAGCAATCAGGTTATCAGGCGATATTACAGCAAATAATGCAAAATAAAGCCAATTTTTACAACGAATAATATATGGCGATATTAGATTTTTTAGTTCCCGATTTAGCTCCAGAACAATATAGTTCAGGACAAGGTACAGGATATGCCCAAGAATACGATTTGGGTGCGCAAAACCCTTTTGAGGTTACGCAAGACTATATGAATAATATGCTACAACAAAAGAAGTTGGAGCAGGAGAAGGATTTGCTAAATGAGAAAACACGCCAAGAGAAGTTAAATCAATATATTTCTAGTATTGAGTATGATCCTAAGTGGGAGATTGCGAGGTCTAATTTTGATGAGAAAGTAAACGAGATTGGTGATTTTGTTTCAGAGTGGAGAGCTTCAGGCAAGCCTATTAATCAAGATTTCAACATGGAGTTGAATAAGCGAAAGGCTGAATTGAACACCATGAAAAGTGAAAACGAAAAAGCATTTGAAACATATAATAAAAATATGCAGACAATGCTTGCAGGTTTGGGTAAAGATTACAACCAAGAAGATATAAATGCATACGAAAAATCTGTTACAGATGCTTATGAAAAAGGTGGTATAAACGAAGGGTTTAAAACTATTACTACTATAAGACCATTGAAAGAATTTGATTTGATTGGTTATTTGAAAAAGGATTATGTAGTTCCTGAAAATGAAACTGGAACATTATTGGAAACACAACCAGAAGAATTAGATAAATTTGCTAAATTGAAATGGGATAATTTACCTATGAGTAGAAAAGCAGATCAATTAGAAAAGTTATATTTAGACGGTAATATTAAAGAAAAAACACCTGAAGCAGCTATAGCTTATTTTAGAGATCAGGTTGAATTGTGGGATAAAGAGCAAAGGGCTAGACCTAGAGCGCCTCGTGCTGGTGGTGGATCAAAAACAACAACTCCTGTTTTCAGTGAAAACACAGTTGCAGATGTTTCATTAGGAGATGTAAAAGAAAGGAATTTACAGAAAGGAGATTTACTTAATTTACCATTATGGACTAAAGGACAAAATCCAGTTAGTATGTCTTTAACTGATTATCAAGGTACTCCTCATGCTGTTGTAGTTACTGATGTTAAACCATATTGGACAGGTAATGAAAGAAAGTTCCAAGTTATTGGAATACCTATGGATCAAATTAAAATTAATGGATCAAATGTAGCTGATGTCACTCAAGTCACTCCAACACTGGTTGAGAAGTATAAAGATGAAGCTCAATCATATCCATTAAGTGAGTATTATAATGCTGAAACTATAGAGAATAAATTTCCTGGTATAACTAATAGGATTAAAGAGCAGATTGAAAAGGATAGAAAAAGAGGGTTGAAAGTAACTTGGGAGAAGGGTTCAAAAATGTACAAATAAGATATGACAAGAACAGATATTTATAATGCTTCATCTAAAATATTCTCAGAATTACCTGATGAAGATACATTTGCTTTAGATATGACTGACAGCCAAAAAGCGGCTGAAGCGTTTCAAAGCATGATGGATAACAAAGATAAATATGATGAAATGGGGGTTGCGTTGCCTAGTTCTGTTGAGGAATTTCAGGCTATTATAACGGATGACTCTAAAAAAAAAAGTACATCACAAGAGCAAGGTGGAAAAGTTGGATCTACTCAAACCCAACAATCCAGTGGCTCAAAGCCTGTCCAATCTTCTCAGACGGCTCCTCAAGTATTTAAACCTAAGAGATCATTTTCTTCGGCTCAAGAGATAGATGACTATTTTAGTTATCTAGATCAGTATAAAAAAGATCCAAATGCTCAGAAAGAAAAGATATGGTTTGAGCAGGAATATCCCAATATCACTAATCAGTTTTGGAATCAAGGTGGTAAACCTTTAACTATACAGGGTCCGGATTATGGGGGTAAAGAGCCTTCTGTAAATTATAATCCTGAAACATTACCAAGGACTTCAAAAGGATCTACTATAGATAATAAATCTTTATTAGATCAAAGCATAAAAACATCTGGTACTGAAGATTACACAATAGATCCTAAGACCGGGAAGAAGATATGGAAGAGATTCACTGAAGAGGAATTAATTGGTGATGTAGTAAAAAATACTGAGCAAAAGCAAGATGTAATGCAAGCTCCTGTTAATATTCAGCAGGTAGCTCAAGATTCAGCAAAACAAGCTAAAAGAGAAGAGGAAGCCGTTAAGATCAAAGGAATGACTTTTGAAGAAACTCAAAAGCAATTTGAGCAAGATCTTGCGGCTATAGATAAAAAAGAAATTTATAGACAGAACTATGATTTAATAGAATCGTTGATCAACAATGATTTTGGAACTAAATCAAACGATATTGACTTCAAGAATTTAAATATAAATAATAAGTCTGAAGTTGAAAATGCTTATTCCTTATTGCAAGATGATTATTTGGAGTTTTTGAAAAAGACTAATCCTAATGAATACGATAGGGTAAATAATGAAATAACAGCTATAAAAAATAAGAAAAGAGAGGATAGAAGCCTTGGAGAGAAGGCTACTTTAGAAGAATATAATGTTCAAGCTATGAGGCTTCATAACCTATTAAATGGTTATGTAATGCACAAGATTGAAAAGGATTACGATATTAAAGGTTTTTATGGTGGATTAAATGTTATAAGTAGTCAAATAGATAAGATTGACAAAGATATTGAAGCTTTAAATCTTGATCCATCAGGTAAGGGAGCGACACAAGCTCAAGTAACTAAGTATAATGAATTAGTTCAAAAAAGAAATAAGCTTGCTGAACAGATCAAATCAGTATCTGAAAGAACAGGCGTAACTCCAGAGATCCAAGCTAAATATGAAGAATCTGCGTCTAGATATACTGATCCGGGGATAGCAACATCACAGTTAAGGATATTAGAGTCTGACGTGATGAAGCAGAAATGGGAAAACACAAAGGCTGCTAAGAATCGTTTTGATGAAGCCATGAATAACGAATATTCTTCTGTTGAAGAATTTGCTAGAGGTTATTCTGGTACTGTTGGGAAGTCGTTTGTGGATTTATTGGGTAGAACTTTTGATATTGCAGGAGAAGCTTTGGGAGATACTGATTATGATATATTTGATCAGATCAGCAATTTTGCTAAGGGATATAACTTGCAAAAAGAAGAGACTTTTGGAAGAGCGCAAGATTTTGCTTTTATAGGAGAACCAAAAAAATACGAAGATCTTCCATTGATATACAGATTAAATAATTTGACTAGCTCTGGATTAGGATCTATTTCTTTAGCAGCTACAGGATCTTTAGCTACAGGAGCGTTAGGATTAGGAGCAACTGCTGGGGGTGGATTGTTAATGCTAGGTAGTTCTTTAGCGGATAATTATGATGAGGCTTTAGCTATGGGTTATTCCGGTCAAGAGGCTGCTGAATATTCCTCTAACATTGCATTTGCTGAGTATGTTATAGAATCGTTTTTCCCTGATATGAATTTCTTTAAATCACCTCAAGTAAGAAATACATTTTACCAAGCATTAAAGAAAACCAATTCAGTTAAAGAAGCTCTCGCTGTAACATTTGATCAACTTCCTAAATCTCTAAAATATCAATCTGGGAAATCTCTAGAAGGGTTTCTTAAAGAAGGAGCTATTGAGGAGGGTGGAGCGCAAGCACTAACCGATTTAATCAAGACTGGTTATAATGAAAGGAATAAAGATAAGGGGCAATTTGAAGTTTTTCAAAGTCAAGATTATATTGATTCTGTTCTTGGAGGTTGGTTGGGATCTGAAGGAGCTAGAGTTGCTGGTAGATTAGGAAAGCAATTTATGCCTCATGAGGAATCAGCTTTTTATCAAGCTGCTGTTAATCCTAATATTTTACAACTTGCGGCACATAATGAAATTGAATTTCCTGATGAAGTAAGTGAGATTGTTGATGAGTTTGCTGTTATTAATAACGCAATGAAGTCTAAGCCAGGATGGGAGAATATGACTGACGATGAGAAAGCTCATGTTGTTTCAGAAGTGAGAAGGATGAAATACTTGGAGCAGAAGAACAAAGAGATTGGAATTGATGATCCAGGAACAAAAGAAGAGATTGGAAATATTAAAGCTGCTGTAGAGCAGTATATAGATCAAGCTAGAAATAACCCTAAATTTAAACTACCACAATATGCCGTACAAGAGCCAGGCACAGAGGAAGTTCTTCCACGCCAACAAGGAGCAACTACAGAAACAGGGGGTGAACCTCAAGGAATGGGACAAAGCGTCCAAGGGGAAAAAGCTACCCAAGAAGGTCAAGAAGTCGCCCAAGAGAATGAATTAGATCCAGATTTAGCTAATATAGATCCTTTAATAATTGCAGCAAGGAATGGAGATGTAGATGCTCAAAACACATTGAATGAATATGGACTAGATTGGGAGCAAACTACTACATATAGATTTGTTGGAAATTCAGAAGTAGAAACATTATTATCAAACAATAGAGTTGAAAGTAAAAGATTTGTTGATGCAGGGATAGATGTCACTACATCTCCTAAAGTGACAAGTGCTTCAAATTCAGAATATAGAATTACTTTTAAAGAATCTTTTGATGTTAATAATGGATTGGGGAAAGTTAAAGTAAAAAGTAGAGAGGAAGGGGATCATAATCTAGAAAAAGGTAGAGGATATTCTTTAGAAGATGTAGCTAAAATAGAAAGATTAGATGAAAATGGTAATGTTGTAGAAACCTTATATGATGCAAAACAAAAATCTTTAGAAGGTAAGCAACAAGCTACCCAAGAGGGTGTAAAGCCTCAAGAAGATGTAAAAGCGGAAACTTATATATCTAAATTAGAGGAGACTAAAAAACAAGATCCTTCAAAATATTTCTCTGTAAGTGTTCCATCTGCTCAAGATATTAAAGAGGGTACTGTTGTTCAAGTAAAAGGAGGAGAAGCTCTTGTTGATAAGTCTGGAGAGATTAAAGGTCTTTATAAATATGCAGATACAGAGGAGAGAGATGTTGGTGATAAGCTAATTAAAAAAGCTATTGAGGCTGGAGGTATTAAGTTAGATAATTTCACTATACCTAAGTTGATGGAGATTTATGAAGGTAATGGGTTTAGAGTTACATCTCGTTTACCATTTAGTGAGAAAGATGCTCCAACAGGTTGGGATAAGAAAAAAAATGGAACTCCTGATGTAGTAGCCATGGTTTACGATCCGGAGAACAAGCTTGATATTGAAGAGAAAAGATTTGAGGATTATAATGAAGCCATGGCTTATCGTGATTCTTTTATTGATGCTCAGAAGGAAGCTTATGGTGATAAAAATTTTGTTGAAAAAAATAATGAAAATATTTATCCAGCAAATGAAAATAATATTAATTTTGATGATTATGAATTACAAAATAACAGACTATCACAAGAAGAAGAGCGAGGCCGCTTTGAAGGAGGTCCAATCAATGTTGAATCATCCATTATCCTTGACTCAATTCAAAGATCAGCTAAAGAATCTAAAAAGAAATCTAAAGAGTTAAAAAAAGAAGAAGAATCAGCTTTATTAGAATTTGCTAAACAAAATAATTTATATGTAGAAAATCCATCAAGTGTATATGGAGAAGAATTATCTAGAGGTGCTGAATCTTCAATATACATGTCTCCAGATAATTCTCATGTTATAAAAATAACATCTAATGAATTACATCACGAAAATTGGATGGATTTTTTTGATAGAATTTCATTACATAATACTTATTTTCCAGAAACTAAATATGAAGTTTTAGGCTTTTCAAAAAATAAAGCGAATGAATTTTCTGTAATTCTAAAACAGCCATTAATCCAAGCTGTAAGAGAAGCTACATCTAGTGAGATAAAACAAGATCTAGAAAAAAGAGGTTTCCAAAGTAAAGGAATGAATAGGTATCATAATCCTAATCTAGGAATTTTTATTGGAGATTTACATTCTGGGAATGTTGTTGTTTCGGAATCTGGGAATTTATTTTATATAGATCCTGTTATTAAAATAGATAGTAAAGAATTTACTATATCAAAACCCACTAGAAGAATAAATGAAAGAGACAATTCATTTAATGTGTCTGTAAAAGAATCTAATAATAAACAAAAATCTATTGCTGATATTATTAGAGGTTTAAAGAGTAAAGGTGGTAAATTGTATAGTGCTGGATTAGGTATTCCTGTAGCTATTTGGGATGGCGCTGTTGAGATTGTTGCTAGTGCTGTTGAGGCTGGAGAAAGCATTTCAAAAGCTTTAAATAAAGCGAAAAAGTATCTTAAAGATAATTTGAAAGATAAGTACAATGAAGATGTCTTTAACAAATTAAAAGAAGAGACTGAGAAGCAATCAGGAGAAAAATCAAATGTATTGAATATTGATATTGAATCTGTCCGTAAAAAAGATCGTCCAGGGAAAAGAATATCAAAAGGATTGGCTAAAAAAGCAGAAAATAAAAAAGAAATTTTTTCAGAAACAGATGATATATCAATAGATTATGTAAAGAAAAATGCTCCAGTTCAGTTTATAAAAAATGCTAAGATAATAGCAGAATATCCTTTAGTAAAAGCAGTTTTAAAAGGCAAAAAAATCAATACTGTAGAAGACGCTCAAAAAGTATATGATGTATTTGTTAGACAGGTTGCTGATAATTTAAAGTATTTAATGGATCAGTTTGATCCTGAGTTTAAAGATATTGCTACTTTATGGTATGATGGGGCAAATGCGATAGCAAATGATCTAGCTAATGAATATGGTATTACTCCAGAACAAGTAGCTGGTATATTAGCCTCTTTATCTCCACAAAAAGATTGGTATCAAAATGTGAGATTAGCAGAACTTGTTTTAATGGCTTATAAAGATAATCCTGTTCTTAGTCAAGAAATGTTGGATTATCAAAAAACAGTAATAGAAAAAGGGTTGTATAAAGGTGCAAAATCTCCTGGGAAACAACTTCAAAAAGCAGAGAATAATTACAAAAAAAGCAAGACAAAGTTAAATAAACAAGCTTTAGATGAAGCGAGACAAAAGCTTGAAAATACTATTAAAGATTCAGATGATCTGATGTCTATGTTGGAAGAATATTTAGGGAAGAAAATGGATGAAGTTCCTGAATATATTCAACCTTACATGGTTAGGACTTATCATGAAGTAAATACCACAAAAGATTATGATATTATAACTCCTGATGGTAATAAAGCTGGTGTTGCTAAAAAAGCAAAAGGTGGAAATGCAAAAGTAGCTTGGGGTAGTTATGGAGAAATAGGTAAAGCAGTTTCTATTTATAATAATGGATCTCCTGATAATATAACAAGGACATTAGGGGAGATGCACAAAATAAGAAATTTCAATAATAATATAATCGATCCTATGAGTGAGGATGGTGATGTTACTATTGATACTCACGCTGTTGCTGCTGCTTTATTAATACCTCTAAGTGGTAATTCAAAAGAAGTTAAACAAAATTTTGGAACTGGTACAGGTAATTCACCTGCTTTAGGAATTAAAGGTTTATATTTTGCGTATGCAGATGCTTATGCATTAGCCGCTAAAGAATCGGGTTTATTGCCTAGGCAAATACAAAGTATTACATGGGAAGCTGTAAGAGGACTTTATACAGCGTCTTTTAAAGGAAATAAAAAAAATGTTGAAGATATAAAACAAATATGGAAAAAATATGAAGACGGAGAAATCACAATCGATGAAGCAAGAGAACTTGCAAAAGAAAGGGCAGGAGGTGTTAATAAACCAACCTGGGCAACAGGATCTCTTATTGACGAGCCTGGAGAAAGCGACCAAGAGGAAATTGACGATGCAGGAGTTGATGGAGATGGATCAGATACTATCAGGAGCGAGCGAGAGCAGCCTGTCGGAGATTTATTAACAGAAGCGGTAGATATGCTGTCAGATGCTGAAGAAGCTGGTGGTTCTGAAATTACTAAAGCTCAAAAAGAAGTTTCTGAAAAATTAGGGGAAGAGGGTAAGAAAATAGCGGAAATTGATCGTAACTTTGACAAATTAGCTGATGATCTTGGCTTTATCAAAACTTGTATAATTTAAGAATATGAAAACTCAAATAATTGATTCTACAGTCGCATCAATGTTCATGGATGCACTACAGAAAGAAATGTTAGCCAGTCATACATATCGTCATTTTGCAACAAAAATGCAAATGATGGGGTATTTTGGTACTCAATCGTTCTTCTTGAGCGAGAGTAATGACGAGCTTACTCACTTTCAAAAGCTTGTTGACTTCTTGAATGATGTAGGATATGAGGCTGAAATGCCTACTATTCCGGCTATTACCACTCAGGTTGACTCTTTGATGACTTCTTTGACATCAGCTTTTGAAATGGAGAATGAACTCCTTAATTTCTATGTTGAAATATATAAGATGAATGACCCGATTTCTCAAGAGGTAGTATTGAATTTTATTAAGATTCAACGCAAGGCTGTTGGTGAATATGCAGACTTGATTGCTCGTTTAGAAATCATTAAAGATGATCCTTGTGGATTTATTATCTTTGACCAAGAAATGAAAAAATAATGGCGAAAAGAAGGTGTATTTGGACTTTAACCCTTTCTAATGGGGAGGAAATTGACTTTACAAGACGTGAATTATTGCGTCTATTTGCTACTGGAGGTATCGAGCAGATAGCTCAAGAAAAGGGTATTAACCTTTCTCCAGATCAAGTATCTTCAATAAAGAATAAAGTAGACCTTCTTAACCAGAAATTAAAGGATCAGAAGAAGATTGCTACTCAGGAAAAAACAGCTCTTAGAAAAGATTTCACTGCTCAAAAGCAGGATATTCGTAAACGTGCTGCTGAGAGATTGAAAGCTGCTGTTGAAGCTGAAAAAACCAAGACATCTGAAGTAAGAGAAAAAGCTAAGGCTCAAGTATCAGAATTAAAAGGTGAGATTGCAGATCAAAGAAAAGGATATGAGCAGGAGAAGAAGACTCTGAAAAGTGAGTTGGAGATGGCTCTTGGATTAGCAGTTGCTGAGGAGAAGAAGAAGAATACTTTTAAGGCTAGATTGCAGGAGGTTAAAACTGCTTTGACAAGCACTAAAAACCGTTTGAAAACAGCCTCTGAGAAGCTTGAAAACTTTAAGACAGCCAAGGAAATCATAACAGATTTTCTTAATAGTGGCTTTGTTAAAGAGGTTGGGACTGTATCATCTAGGACAGCTTCAAAATTGGCTAAAATGGCTGCCAATGCTAACACTGAAAAGAGATTGAATAATTTCGTAGCTTATGTAGATAAGGTATTGACTAACGCTGCTTTTGCTGAGAAAATGGATCGTATAGATGAGGCAAAGAAGAAAGCGTTAAAGCCTAAGCATTATAAATACGAGACTGATGTTAGAAGGTTTGCCTCTGTTAACTTGTTTGATAACAATGGTAAGTTGATCCTTAGTGATGCTGATTTAGACGCTTATCTTGACGCCTTAAATGACTTGGGTAATAAAATACCTAATCATTCTAAAATGTACGCAAGAGATGCTGCTGGGGATAGCTTATTCGACAGGGTTATTTTGGCTAGAATGAGAGAGGATGCTATGATTGATCAGGCGGATGAGCAATTAAAAAAGCTAATAAATTCAGCTAAAAAGCTTCTTGATAATGTGTATAGTCAGGGTATTATTGGTAATTATCCGCAGGATGGGTCAGCTATAGTAAATGCGCTTGCTGACGCTGTTAAGAATAAACCAATTACTAATATTGATGAATATAAAGATTTTTTAAAGCTAGTTAATTCAGCTAAAAAAATTCTGGATAATATGTATGATCAGGGGATTGTAAGCGATGATGAGTACGACAATCTTCTTGAGCAAATTTACAAGATTGAGGATGGGAAGAAAGTGTTTGAAGAGGAGAGGATGGATGAGATCAACATGGTGAAGTTGAATGAAATTGCTGCTATTACAGATAATTTAGACTACGCTATATATGATCTAGATGTATTAAATAATTTAACTGATTTTGAAAAACAAGTTCTTGATGAATTAGTTGCGGCAGTTAAAGAATTTAAGAAAGCTAGCATTTTTTCAGATAACGCATTGCAATCTGTTGAAATAACAGACTTAGAAAAGTTAAATGCTGTATCTCAATCTATATTTAATGGATTTGTTCCTTTGAGAGAGGCTATGGAGCTAACATCTAAGTTAAAAGCAGGTCGTGTAATTGAAGGTAATGTTGTTGTTGGGCAAGCGGTATCTAATCAAATAACGACATTGGGTGAACGAAAATGGGCTTTTACCTCCAGATTTGCTAAAAACAAACAAGCGTTAAAATTAAAACTACAATTAAATGACTCAGCTAAGGTTGAGAAATTATTGGGTATTGCTAAATCAAGCGCTTTAACTAAGGCTGTATTTTCAGTAACAGACAGGGCGATCCAGAAGTATGAGGATTTTGTCAATAATGTTATTAAAGCATACGCTAAAGCTGCTGGTAATAATACGATTAAAAACAGGTTGACTCCTGTAAAATTAACTATCCCTGGGAATTTAATAGACTCAGACACTGATAAGACATTTGTAATTAGAAAGGATATTTATAACAACGTATCTGCCGGTGTTATTGGATACGCATTAGAGCATGGTTTTGATGCTGCTAGCGGATTGCCTCAGGTTGATTTCTTGAAAAGAGCTTTTGAAGATCTTCAGTTAATGCAATCTATTGCTAATGAAAGAGAGCGTCCAGGTATGGCTTCATCAGCTGTGAAAATGTTAACAGGTGGGAACATGGCTGAAACAATGGCTGCCTTTACGGTTTATGAAGATCTTAAAAATAGATTCCCTGGACCAAATGATACATTAGATTATAAAGCGTTATTTGAGGCTTTTGAAAGGGATCCTAAATCCGTATTTACAGATAGCACCCAACTAGACATATATAACGCCCTAAGAGACGCTTTTAATAAGACAGGTGATATTGTCATGGGGGCGCAAGCGTTAAGAGGTCAGGAAGGGCTTGTAAATCCATTCTATATGCCTCACGTTTATTACTCTGGAGTTGAAACAGGTCCAGATGATTTGAAGAAGGGTAAAGCCAAAGAAGGTGTTAAAAGAGCAGGGGCTTCATTTGAAAGAACTAGCCGTGTTCCTCTAAGAGGGCGTATGCTATCTTTCAATATGGATAGAGTGTTAACAGATCACGTTGAATCTGTATCTCAAGACTTCTTTTTACATCAAGCTTTGGGTGAAATTACTCAAGTTTTCAAGGAGGCTAGAAGATTTACTCCAGTAAAATATAGAAATGCTTTACAGGCTATCCGAGAATATGAGTTATCAAGATTGAATTATCAGATCCGTTCAGGAGCAAGCATCCCATTCTTGGAAAGATCTCAATCAGCACTTGAAACATTCTTGTTGAGTAACCCAGTTCGTATTGGGGCTGAATTTGCAGCTAACATGGCTCAGTTAGGGGTGGCTGCCGACTTTAAATTTGGGCAGGTATATGCTAGAAGTATATTAAAAGGATCAGAAGATGCTAAACTTAGAAAGGGTATTGTTGATATAATGAAGTTCACTAATAGCCCAATGCTTGATAAAATTGAGGGTATTGGTAATAGATCAGCATATCTTGATAGAAGTAGGATTAAAGAGGAGTCAATATTTACGAAGATCGAGCAGTTCACTCAGGGGATGTCAGATATTCTTTTAACACCAGGGTTTTGGTACGTTAAATTTAATTCTGAATTTAGAAATATCACAGGTCAAAACTGGAGTCAATCTTATTTGAATGATCCTAGTTATAGACAAGCAATCATGGATGCGGCTGCTGTTGCTGACATGGAGGTTGCTAGTGTAACCAGAGGTCCTAAAAAGGGTCAAAGAAGACAATTGGTTAGATTTGTACCCCTATCTTCATATTTACCAGGATTGAGAGATGCTAAATGGACAACTGTAGCTGCAGATAGCACTGCTGGTAGAGCTGTTTCAATGTTTACAAACTTCCTATATTCTGATAAGGGAGATGTTGAAGCTTTATTAACTCGTGGAGGAACCAAGAATTTTAATGATGCAGCTACAAAGGCGTCAAGGGTTGCTACGAACTCTATGATGTATGCTACAGCTAGCTTGCTTTTAGGCTTGTTAATAGCTTCTGCTTTTGGAGATGATGAGGAGAAAGAGAAGGCAAAATTACAACTAGATAAATTGTCCAGCAATGAAGGGATGAATGAATTTTTATCCAAATCAGGAAGGAAAGCTGTTGTGGATTTAATGTCAGGCCCAGAAGGAGGTGTTGGAAAAGCATTAGCTTATTTATCTGCTGAAATGATGTACGCATCCTCTAAAAAGCAAGAAGATAAGAAGTATTGGGAAGATTTTATAAAAGATAATTTCTTTGCATCTCCGGCTGACGGATTTGGTAAGGAGTATGCGTTTGAAGTTGGGGGAAATATGTTATATAATATTCCTCAGTTCAAGCAAGGATTTGATCTGTTACAGCGAGAAATGGAGGCTATGGCTGGTAAAAGAAACATTAGCGTCACTAATTTCGTTGATATGCTCCTTGATGATAATGATTCTAAATTAAGCTCAGAGGAGAGAGGTATAAAGGAGAAATTAGCTTTATTCATCCAAGTAGCTAACACCTATTTGACTATGAAGTCTGGAACAACCGTTCCTTTCTCACGTCCATTTATTGATGCAGCTAAAGATGAGATTAGAAATATTAAATTAAGAGGTATCGCCCCTGAATTATATAAGGATTTGCCTGATATGAAGCCTATTGACAAGGTTAATGTATTTGTATCTAATGTAAATCCAGGGACAAATACAAAGATGACAGAAGAAGCTACGGATCTATTCTCTAATAAAGTAGCAGATAGATACAATGAACTTCTTAATATGCGTCCAGAAGCTCGTGCAGCGCAATTGATGAATATTTATAATCAGGCTAAGGTTGAGACTTTGATTAGTAATGGATTTACACAGCTTAAAGACATTGATCAGGATATTTCTAATATATATACCGCTGATGATTATGAGACTATCGTGTTTAAGAATGTTTTTGAAAGGTTCCAAAATGCTTTAATTGATCAAAATTTAGATGCTTTAGAGAACTCTGATCCAGCCGGTCAAGCCGCAGCGAGAAATTACTTTAAGATACAAGCTCAAGCTGATGCTATGAAGAAATTAAAGCTAGGTACTTTTAATACAGCAGAGTACAAGAAAAGTTACATTACTGAAATAAAAGATAATTCGGGAAAAGTAATAAAATATCAGTCCAATTTGAATAAGTAAATATTTTATTTTTGTATTATGAGCAAAGTTGTTCATCTAATACAGGATCATTTAAATACAACTGACGTGGCTTTAAAGGGAACAGGCGGACTAATCGCCTCTATTATGCTTTCTGTACCATCTTGGCTTGAAAGTCTTGAGGCTACACTCCGTATTATTTCTTTGCTAGGGTCTATTGCAGTTGCTATTTTTACTTGTGTTGTGATGTATAAGAAGCTCACAAAAACTAAGTAGGCAATGAAAATTAATGTTAATTATTGTGATCCTTTAACAGAGGAGCAAAAGGTGTTGAATGACATTTGTTCTAAAATCGAACAGAAGGTTGTTCTAAAATCGAACAAAAGCCAGGGTAGTTACTTTGTAGCTACGGCTAGTTTTGAAGAAGGCTCTGAGTTTTATGGGTACGCAGAGAGAGAAGGTTCGGAACTAAAGACCATGTTAAAGGCTCAAATCTGCGCAGTTACAAACCTTTTAACATCAGCTGGTTACGATATAAACTTCTTACTATCATCAAATAAAAATGAGGAAACTAAGCCCTCTAAGAAGATTGAGACTGTCAATCGCTACTTCATTACTTCTGCTCCTGATGTGGATTATGCCATCAAGGAGTTGGAGAAGCTTGGTATTGACACAACGGATATTAAGAATTATCGGGATGATTTGCTAGAGAAGGGGGAGAGGCTAACGAAGAACAAGCTAGCCGAGTTCATGTTCCCTGCACGTTCCAAGACTGTTGTTACCGTAGAGAAGGAGGAAGATAAGCGTCCTGCTAAGAGGGTAGAGCCTACCAAAATGGAGGTTAAGACTTATAGCGATGCAAGGACTCCAGAGGACGCTTCCAATATAATGAGCAAGTTGAGGTTGATGGGAATTGATGAAAAAACATATAATAATTCAAAGTTTTTTGACACATATAATTCATTAACTTTGTTCTGCTTATATGGTAAAGAAGAGGAAATTAATCAATTAATGTAATGGCTCAAGTAACCGCTATCATAAATAGAATTGTAATGGACGAGAATTATAACGTCTCGTTTTACAATCAATTTGGTTATGTCGCACAAGTATTAGATACTGCTGTTTTTATTGAAATTTCAGGAGATTATCTGGTTTGCGGTGGTGAGGGAGATAGCGTTAGATTCTTTGCTAATACAGTTACTTCAATTGAAGGCCCTACATTCTCTCAAAGTTATACCCCAATTACAGCAGGATTCTATCAGCAGGGGAGTCAGTATTTCGAGAGATTAACGGAGCTATATGACTTCATTAATACAAACATAGTTAGTGTAGTAATTAGGAATATTACAGCCTTAAAGTTTGCTGATGGGACTACTCAAACAACAGCGGCTACAGGAGGTGGAGGAAGCGGAACCGTTACTAGCGTAGGGTTTACTGAAGGTAATGGTATTGACATTACAGGGACAAACCCTATAACTACATCAGGAACAGTTACCATTACCAATACTGCTCCTGATCAAGTGGTTACTTTGGGGGAAGGTACAGGAATAGATGTGACCGGGACGTACCCTAATTTCACAATAACCAATACAGCTCCAAATCAAACAGTTTCAATCGCTGAAGGAACAGGCATTGACGTTACTGGCACATACCCTAATTTCACGGTTACTAATACTGCTCCTGATAAAACAGTTGTTTTGACTGAAGGGACGGGTATTGATATTACTGGCACATATCCTAATTTCACTATTGCTAATAGTCAGGATATTTCAAATCTTGTTCCTTATACTGGAGCTACTAAAGATGTAAATTTAGGTGTTCATAGTATCACAATGGATGATGGAGTGACTGATACTGAAATGTCACCTTCATTATTTGGAGTAGAAAACCATGCTCAGAATCAATATTCAACAGTAGAATATAATCAAATTACCGTTGCAAATAATACCATACCAAGTTCTATGGCTATTACAGCAACTGGAGTTACATTCCCAGATTATACAACTCAAACAACAGCATTTACAAATCCCTTAACTACTAAAGGGGATATATATGTTAGAAACTCTACTGCTAATACAAGATTGCCAGTTGGATTAGATACTCAAATGCTTGTTGCTGATAGTTCTACTACAACTGGATTAAAATGGACAGCTCAACCTGCCGCAACTCCAACAGGATATTACGGAGCATGGCAGGATAATAATACTCAGTCAGCACCTTCATCTAATGTGGGTGTTGCTATGATATTTAGAACCATCGATTTATCTAATGGGGTGTCTGTTGTTACTAATGGCACAAACTTAACTCGCATTACATTTGCTAATACTGGAATATATAACTTGCAGTTTAGTTCTCAATTTCAAAATTCAAATAATAGTGACGAAGATGTTACTATTTGGCTTAGATTAAATGGTAGTGATGTAGCAGGTAGTTCGGGTTATGTATCTGTCCCAAGTAAACACGGAAGTGTTGTTGGTCATACAGTGACATCTTGGAATTATTTGCTTAGTGTTGTAGCAGGACAATATTATGAATTAATGTGGAGTACAACTAATCATACTGCGGTTACTATGGAGTATTATCCTGCTGGTTCTCCTCCACCATCTACGGCTTCTGTAATTCTTACCGTTACTCAACAGGCAGGTATTATGGCTGGTACTGGAATAACGGCTATAAATTCACTGACTGGCGCTGCTCAAACCTTAGCTACAGGAACTACAGGTACTGACTTTGGTATATCATCCTCAGGAACTACTCATACATTTAATTTACCAACAGCGTCTGCTACAAATAGAGGTCTATTGAGTTCGGCTAATTGGTCAACTTTTGATGGTAAACAAGATGCGTTAGTAAGTGGAACAAATATAAAAACTGTTAATAGCACTTCATTACTTGGTAGTGGTAATGTTTCCGTAGGTACAGTAACATCGGTAGCGGCATTGACATTAGGAACTACAGGGACGGATTTAAGTTCTTCTGTAGCAACAGGAACAACAACCCCTGTAATAACTCTAAATGTACCAACAGCCTCAGCCTCAAATAGAGGAGTTTTAAGCACTGCTGATTGGAGTAAATTTAGCAGTAAACAAGATGCTATAACATTAACAACTACTGGAACAACAGGACCTGCAACATTTTCGGGTAGCACTTTGAATATTCCTAACTATACAGTTAGCGTTACAGCTAAATCTTTTATGGGAGTGTTGCAAGGAACTACCTTAGCAGGTGGAGCAACTCAATATGGTTGTTTCAATTACTCAACTTTAAGTGCAACTGAATTAGGGCGTGTATTTGTTGTTCCTTATGCGTGTACTGCATCCAATTTTTACATAAGAATTTTCTCATCACAACCTGCCAATGGATCATTTGTTTTCACGCTAAGAAAAAATCAAGTAGATACCGCAGTAATTGCTACAATAGCTGCAGGAAGTGCAGCCAATACAGAGGCAAATAGTGGGTCAACATCAGTAACTTTTGCAGCAGGAGATGATATGACATTCAGTGGTAAAAACAATGCAACAACAACTAGTGGCAACATTCACAATACATCAATAATGATTGAAATATGAGATATGAAATAACTGAAAAGAATGGGTTAACTACTATTCGTGTTATAGAGCAAAACATTTTCTTTGGATTTGATGCATCCGATGACTATGCAGTATTCCGCAACGCATTAATTGAGAAGGGAATAGATGCGTTTGTTGACCTTCTAATTGCGGACTCAAACACCGCATTTTTGCGGTTTACAGAGGAATCAATCTAAACTTTTACTATTTATTATCAGAAGTCATATTGAGCCTTGATTTTTTGTATTTTAGCACATAAATTCAAATAATTATGGCTAATAACGCTTTTAATTTCAAAGGTATTTACGATAAAATCGCAGGGCTTCTTAAAAATGACGCTATTCTCAATCCTGGAGATTATACTCCTGATCAAAATGACTACGTTGCTGTATATAAAGATGTCCCTAATTCAGCAGGAACTACGGATAGTACCATTGCAGTTAAACAATATGTTTCTGTTACTGATATTGGAACTGGTGGCGGTGGTGGCGGTGGCTCTATGAGTTCATTCCAAGTAACTGGACAAGGTGGTGTAACTTTATCTTTAGATGGCTCTACCTACAGCAATGGCCCTTTAACTATTGAAAACGATGATAATTTGAGAGTTAGTGCAACTTCCGTTCCTTCTGGATTAAATTGGGAAGGTCAATGGAGTAATAGTACTACTTACCAACTAAATGATGTTGTATCTAATGTCTCAGGAGGTGTTTATACTACTTGGTTCTATATAAATGCAACTCCAACTTCAGGTAATGCTTTACCATCAGGTGGCGCTACATCAAATACTTACTGGGCATTGTTAGGAACTCAAGGGCCTCCCGGACCTGCTGGACCTATTGGTACAAATGCCGTTGCTATTTATGGATTTAGATCCGTTACCGCAGCAGGAGGTACTGTCACTAATGCTATAAATACTTCAGGAACTCCTGGTGATGGAACAAATAGTACTGGATGTATAATTAAAGTTAATAATACATCTCTTACTACTGAATTAGTTGTTCAAGTTAATTTAGGTTACAACTTGGGATTCCCATTGAATTCTCAAATAACATTTGTTAATATAAGTGCTGAAGGTAATGCTCCTGTTAAAATCGTAGGTGCTGCTGGTGTAACCATTAATTCTTCAGATAACGCTCAATATTTAAGAACAACAAATAGTACTTGTTCTTTGGTTAGAGAAAATACGAATATTTATTGGATGTTTGGTGACTTAACTAATATCGCATAATTATGTTTGCAGGAGGTAGTATAAAATCATCTAAATGGGGATGGGATATTAAAACTTATTCATTTAAGTATGGAGATACATCTTCACAAAATTCTACTGCTGGTTATTTTACAGGTGGTTGTTTAGCTCCTAATGGATTGATTTATTGTTTACCAACTTATAAAGGAGCGCAATTTGTAACTGTAATTAAGCCTGGTAAATCCAATTCACAAACAGGTAAATGGGAGCCTGCAACAATAACAAATGTTCCTGCAACAGGAAGTGCTAAAAATGCTTTTTTACCAGAAACTGTTGAAACAGCAGGGTCTCTTCAAAGAAGATTTGGAGGTAAAGGTATATTAGCCCCTAATGGATTGATATATTTCTTTGGTTTCTTAGGTCAGGGATATGTAGTTGTTAAACCGCAAGATAATCCAGATTGGGATATTGCTCAGTTTACGGAATGGAAAGTTGTTACCTACGCAAGTGTTGGTTTAGATCCTGCTGTTGGAACAGCTTCTGAAGGTAAAGTTGGTTATTATGGTGGATTTTTACATACTGATGGTAAAATTTATTTACTACCTAATGTTTTAGGTACTTCACATGGTAATAACGCTCCAATAACTAGGATTGTTCCTAGAAGTGATTATCAAAGTGCAGATACTATACAGAAATCAGCTTATTGGACTCCAACAAGTGCATCTAATACCACAAAAAAATACTTCCCCACTAGTGGAAGTTTTCAATCTGTAAACAATTTCCCACAGCCAGGTGATATTGATGGAGTGCAAATAACAGTTCCTTCAAATACATATGCTCCAGTTTATGCTAGTGGTAATTCAGGACTTGGATCAATGCCTCCATTAAGTGACGCTATATCTCATCCGAATGGTAATATTTATGTTTTTGGAGGTGGTAGAAATGCCTATATCACTAAACTTAAAACAGATGATACAACATGGGATAGTACTTCTACATCAATAGGAAGACCTTTGTTTTATACAGATAATTCTTTAAGAATACCAAATAATTTACCTTCTGGATATAGTGATCCATTAGGAATACAAGGGTGTTTTATGGCTGGTTCTATTGAAAAATTAAAACCAAGTCAAGACCCTGAAACTGCTAAAATATATCTTCATTATGCAGGTAGTTGGCAAAATGATGCAAGTATTCCTGCTGGTTATTTTGAAAATAATTACACTAGAACAATAGCGTTTGATCCTGTAACCGAAACTTTTGAAAATATTGGAGAGCCTGTTACAACTATATCAACTACTACAATGCCTTTTAATCTTAAACCTGGTGTTAGAATGGCGAATGGTCATATATTTTCTATTTCTTATCCATATAATACAACAGGAACAGGATCATCTCCTAATAAAAATATTTATGGACAATTAATTGTTTCGGGAGAAACTTTAGATGATGAGAATAAAATAATAGGACCAACTTCTAAACAAAGCATATTAAATAAAACAGAAGTAAATAGTATAAATGTAAGTTGTTATGGGGGTATTGATCCTATCTGTAATCAAGGATCTCATGCATTAACAGGTAGTTCTTTGGGAAAAACTATTGTAACAGCTCCTACTACAGCGTATGAAATAACTAGTGTTAAAGGTTTCTATCCTGGTATTAGGTATTTTAATTACACTCCATCTAACGATGCTGAGACATATGAAATACCATCCAATATTTCAACGCTTGCATCGTCATTATGGAATTCTTACTTTAATAAACCTAGATAGTATGTCAGAGAAATTAAGCAAATACGTTTCTTTATCTGAAGTTATTCATTCAGACAATGCCAAGAGATTAGGAATTGACAACTCTCCAACTCCTGAGCATTTGGAAAACATAAAGACTTTATCCGTGGAGGTGTTTGACAAGGTTCGTGAATGGGTTGGTGGTCCATTGTTTATTAGCTCAGGCTACAGAAGTAAGGATTTGAATGATGCCACTCCTGGAGCCTCAGCCACTTCAGACCATTCTATTGGATGCGCCTTTGATTTGGATTGCGATAGATTTGGAGGTAAGAAGAATAGTGAGATATTCCACTACATCAAGGATAACCTCGAATTTAAGCAGTTGATTTGGGAGTTTGGAAATACTGCTGAACCAGACTGGGTTCATGTTAGTTACAAGAAGGGTAGCAATAAGAAGCAGATATTGAGAGCTGTAAAGAGAAACGGAAAAACGGTTTACGAGATATGGAAGTAATAATGCCAATGATTGCAGTTGTGTCTGCTATAATCACATTCGCTATTTACATAGTTGATAAGAACTCAGATGGAACAGAGCATAATAAGTGAATTTTTAGATTATGGTGTGCTAGGCGCTTTGTGCCTTGCTATGGCTTTTATGATATTTAAAATGTGGCAGAGAAGTGAGGTTGAAAAGGAGAGGGTAATCAAAAGATTGGAGAGATTAAATGACGAGGTAAGAAAAAACAAGCAACATGATTAACTTCATAAAGAATATTCTAAGCGCAGAATCTCCAGAGTCTTCCAAAAGACTTGCAGCTTTCTTGTCACTAATAGCTGTAATCATCATGGCTTTCTTAGCCACGTTCAATAAGAATTGGATTACCCCTGAGTTTATGTACGATGCTCTATGTTTAATTGCAGGGGGTGGATTGACATTAACAGTAATAGAAAAGATATTCAATCGCAATGGAAAATAAAATTGACTATAAGTGGATTGTTACAATAATTCTTTTGGGTGTTTGTATATACTTGCAGTACTCGACAATGAAAAGAATACCAAGCCCTGTATTAACAGATCCCCTTGTTCAGGTCATGATGCAGAATCAGCAGAAGATGGACTCTTTGAACAACAGCATTGATAGCTTAGATAAGCTTCAGGCAAAGATTAATTCGCAGATAAATAAAGAATATAATGAATATCAAACGAATATTTACAACAGCTATCTTGACAATGACTCTGCTCGTTTCAGCAACTTGTCAAAAGACCTTGACTCCATGTCAGGACTCTGGGAGAAAGGATACTTCTTTCACCATTAATTCATACCAAGCATTTCTCATTTCCGCTACGTTTAAGCGCATGAATTACCTTCAAGAGAAGTCTATCCTGCAAGATTCATTATCTATCAACTACGAGGTTCAGAAGCAGAAATACAAATCGTTGGTTACGTTATATGAAACGCAAAAGAAACTCCACGCTACAGAAAAGCAGATGATAGTAGAAAAGTATGAGCTTGAACTAGACCGTAAAAGAAAGTGGAGGATGGCTACGATTCTTACCGGTGCAGGACTACTCCTGTTTGTATCCGTTGCTATATAAAAAAAGAGAGGCTATTACACCTCTCTCTTAAACAATAAACACAAACGAAAACAAGTAAAAAACAAACCGAACTGCACAAAATTAAGATGCCTACTCTGTCTTTTGCAAATTAAGTTTTTACGAGTTTTTCCTCAAGTTCTAACTCTTTTTTAAAGTTACTAACAACGCTTGTTAAGTTTGTTAATTCCCAGTAAGGAATCTCTGCTATTGTATGAACAAACTCATCCATAGCTTTTGTAACCCCCATCATGATGTCAGAGTCTTGAACATCCCACAAGGCTTTTATAGCCCCTCCATGCTCCTTCTCTATCTGTGTTATTGTTCTCTTCAGTAAGTTCTTGGTTTGGTTTCTATTGAACCATGATATTCCTTCACAGTTATCAGCAGCATATACTGTTACTTGCGCCCACATTAGGAACTGGAGTACTCGGATTCTTTCCTCCTGGTCCTTCTCGCTCAACTCATTTATATTACTCATTGATAATCTTCTTTAGGTTTGGTTTGTAATAGAACGGCCCCTTCATCACCTTACCATCTTCTCGGTAGATAGGCTTCCCATACTCATTCAGCTTGCTCATATTAGATCCGTGAACCTCGTCAAAGAAAGCCTCTAACTTATCCTGTAATCCAAACTCTATTGCTGTACCGAAAAGTATGTATAAGCAGTCTGTAATAGCGTCTGCTACCTCTACAATATCTTCACTACTCCAAGCCTCGTGAAGCTCTAACACTTCCTCCTGCAATAGCTTTTGGCGCAACACACATCTCTCTAATGGGGGGAAGCTTGGTCCCTCTCCGATAAAACCTCCAAAAGCCTTTTGGAAATCTCCTACTTGTTTTAATTGTTTATTCATTTTATTACTCTTTTAAATATATCCCATCTACTCTCAAATGTTATCTTCTCAAACTTTCTTATGCTGAAATTAAACATCCAAGCCTCTCGAACTTTATTCCACCTTTTGTATTCACAGATACGGCAGACCTTTACTCTGCCTTTATCGCTTTCACGTTGATACTTCATGTTGGTCTTCCCAAACATAAATAACGGAAACCTTATGTTACAAGTGAAACACTTCTTCATTTATCAGCGTTGATAAAGTAAAGACAAGTCCCATCTTCTTCAGGCTCAAATGCAGCGTATGATTGCCAATGAGGATTAGGCTTTGCTGTGAACCTATAACACTTCTCTGACAATGGGCAGAGATAGTTTTTACATAATGAAATGTCTGGCATTATATTTTGGTTTAAAAGTTTGTATTATAAACAAGATTATAAGTCTATACTTTGATGCGTTGAATCTCCATTTTTATTGTTTTTACGGAGAAAAATATTTCCTTCTGTAATCATTAACCATAAAACAAATACATTAAGTATAATTAATCCAATCATATTATTTAAGTTTGCAGCGCAGGTAGGACTCGAACCTACTGCTGAAATAGTGCGTTTACCCTTCCGCCACTGCGCTATGTTGCCTTTTTAGACCTAAAGAAGGCTAACTTTATCATTACTGAACGCAGAAGTTCTTATGGTTTTTTGCGTGGTACATTTTGCCTTTTTAAACGACGTTGAGAAGGCTAACTCTATCTCCTATACGATGAGAACGGTAATTTGAGCTTATGTCAGAGGCTTTCCGTGTTTTACGATCTCCTGGCCAACGGAGCTAATCTTTTTCTACAACTTTCAATCCCCACATTAGGTCAACCCATTTCATCTGATCAACCGATTTTCTCTTACTCCACCTTAACTTAGTCCTTAGCAAGTTAACTGAAAAGTCAACCCACTGATCTCTTTGAGCTTGGGTCATGGTATATCTTGCCCACCATCCATCTTTCTCATTCAACAAATCCTCGTAAGATATATCATACCCTGCTATCTTCATCATCTCCATGATGATTTCCTTGTATGCCTCGTCAATTTTGTTCATCTATCAAAGTTATTGCTCGCTTCAAATACATTGCCTCGTCAAGAACCTCCTCGTATGCGTGCTGTAACCAGTCCCTCAACTCAAGGTCCTTTCTATCCACAGTTGTCTTATACTTACCAAGACCTCGCATCTCTCTCAATTTCAAGTCATCCATCACAGCTGCTAAAGTTTTAGAAGGAGAACCAAATGTAATCTCATAGTAACCATTACAAGCCTTCTCATGAACCTCCTCCCAAAACGCTCGGTCAGGAACTGAGGATTTATTCCAATCAAAAGCCAACTCCAAAGCCGTAGCTAAATCTCCTACACCCAATCTCAGATTACGATTCGATGTGTTCTTTATGGCTAACTCTCTCAACCCATTATCAGGCAGGAGTTCAAACCAATCTCTAATTGTTTTTACCATACTCATTTGTTATTGTTCGGGGACAAAGATATAAAAATAAACTCTTATATCGTAAATTTATTTTCTGAAAATTATCAACAATTTAATTTCAGTATCTGTTCAATACAGAACAGGACTTGCTTCTGATTCTTAGGTATGAACAGCGTTGGAGGTGGTGGTGTTATCTTACCACGACTGTCATCCATTAGCTTCTGCTTAAACATCTTCCAGACGTATGGGAACCTTTCATTTGCGAAGCCTTTACATTCAATTACCCAACTTTCATCCTTGGCTACAAAGTCAGGGGTGTATGTAATCGGGAGTACCCTTCTCATCCCCTTGTTTTCAAGGTCTGGTTTCTTACCAACCTGCTCCCAAGTATCTCCGATGTAAGTAAACCCTGGGAATATCTCGTAGCTTCTTGGCTCGTAATCAAATTCTAGCCCTGCATCTTTAAGCTTGTTGTATGTGAAGGCTTCAAGTTGGGAGGCGAACTTAATCCCATCTACGGTTTGCTTGTTTGATTTAATCTTGCCTGACGTACTGCGTTTGGAGTAATTCCTCTTCACAGTTCCTTTATATGTTGCCTTTGCTTTTCTTGGCATTAAGATAGGTATTTGTTTAAGATAGCTTTCATCTCATCAATCATCTCCATAGGAGCTACTCTACCAAATAAGTCAGACAACCTTGAGTAAAGTATCCCGACAGGATCTTCCTCGTATTTAACCCACTCAGGCGCTATCATATAGACCTTACCTTCATAGTCTCTAACGAAAGCAACGGTATCCGAGTTGTAGCTACCCCAATGTAATAAATATCCAGACTGGGCTATATTGAAATCAATTAACCCTTCGTGTCTGTGATAATCGTCTTGTGTAAAGAACTTTACTTTAATCATTAGCAATTCCAAGCTCTAAGGCTCTTATTGATTCTGCTGTTTGGATCTTTAGCTGTCTTAGCGGAGGTAAGCTTCTTCTTCATACCTTCCATTCTTGAACAGAATGACTTGCGTCTCTTAGCATCCTTCTCTGTCTTTGGTTTAGGAGCAGGAGGTTTAAGATTACCACCGGTAGCTTTATTGTATGAAGCTCTACCCTTGGCGTTCAATCCACCTTTTTCATTCTTTCCTTCTTTACGAGTCCATGCTGCTGACTTAGCCATCTATTTTATATTTCGCCAAATCTAGCATTTTCCACCAGTTTTGGCGGCTTTTGATGGATTATCGACAATCTTGTTAGGGTTCATTCCCTTAGTCTTTACCTTAGGCATAGACTTCTTTGCAGTTTTGCTAGTGTATTTCATATTATTATGGATTTAAATTATAAACTCTTAATTCAAATAAAGCAGGTGTCTGTAAAACAGTTGCATCTGATATCGAAAAACCAATATTAGATCCATTTTTTAACATAGTGGATGAAGATAATACAATAGAACTCTCTAATGAAAAAAAGCAAGTTCTTAAATCAACTATTGAATCTCCAATCCAATTTACCTGAACATTTACAATATCTAAAGGTGTTAATCCAGTAAAAACAGATACTGAAAAGTAACCCAAGCTAGAAGGAAAATCATCATATACTACAAAAGAATCATTTGATATTCCAGATAATTCCAAACAATAAACAAATGAATTGAATGGCAAAGTAGCAGGACCACCACCAAGAGCAGATACAGGTATAGCTTTTTGATTAACCTTAGATCCTGTTAACGGAGTATTGATAATCACTAGGTCTGTACTTTCAGCCGTTTCAACTATGAATTGGCTTGAAATATTACCATATTTTGATATGATTCCGTTGTTAGGCATATACTTAGTTATTAGTTGTATTTCCTGTAATAAAGCGTAGCTTGATCTCCTACTGGGTCAGCAAGAAGATATTCTCCTGTATCAGGATTTACTGTATATATACTTACACTAATAGAATTTGATCCATTATAATGTAAAACATGATAAATAGTTCCAGAATTTGAACGAATATTAAGATCAAAAGTATATTTAGAAAGAATTCCGTTAAAATCTGATGTATTAATAAAAGTGTATGTGTATACTCCTGCTGATTCTCTAGAGGCAGAAATACCTGCATTTAACGTTGTATAACCCTGAAATAAATAACCTCCTAGACCAGGTCCAAATACTGCACGACCTATAAATTCTTTATATGGAAAAGTCGCAGTACCAGCAGGACCCTGTGGACCAACTTCTCCTTGAGGACCAGCAGGACCTTGAATACCTTGAGCGCCTTGAGAAGCCAAGAAAGCCCATCCTTCATTTATATTACCACTTCCATCAGTAGGATTCACATTGTAAACACCAGCTTCATCAGTAACCCAATAACTACCCAAAATATCCGTATCAGGATTCACCCAAGTAACAACATCATTTAATGCGTAATTAGTCTCTGGTTCATAATAACCTTTCCAACTCAACCCTGAAGGAACAGCAGGACCAGCAGGACCTTGCGGACCTTGAATACCCTGCGGACCTTGAGATCCACCACCCACCATTCCTGCTAGTTGGTTTAGAGTTACAGCCTTTTGTTCTACTTTACTACCTTCTAAAGTTTTATTAACAACAACCATATCGGTTTCATTGTTAAATTCAGTAGTAGTATTGACCTTGAATTGATCAGGAACATTTGCGTATCTAGATATAATTCCGTTGTTTGGCATTTCAGTTAAAATTTTAGTAAAGATAGTAAACAATTTATCTTATCAATACCAAAAGTTTTACTAATTATTCATCATCAATCCTAGCACATCATCCTCGTGAATGTAACCAAATCGGTTTCCATCCTCTTCTGATGGGATTAACTTCTTGAATAGAATCTGTTGCCCAGGTTTGAACTCGCTAACCTCAGGACCAATCTCTATAATCATCCCTGTGTTAGAGAACTTGGCGCTACCTAGCGTATGTATCGTGTTGCTGTTTTCAATCAAGTCAGGCTTAATCTTCAGCATCTTCCCCAATGGTTTCATTGCTTTTAATGTTTTCGTTTTTAATCATTTCAGCCATCCTTGCAAATCGCTTGATAGCATTTTTCTTATTTAATGCAGATATGTAAAGGAACTTATCCCTCACATAGACTTGTTTGCGGATCTCCTTCCTTCCGTTGGGTAGGTCAACAATCCTAGCCTCAACATGAGCCTCTGTCACCTCTCCAGTCTCAGTATCCAACTGAAATATTCTGTGTCCCTTGTTAGGGGAAACGGAACCCAAGAGCTTAGTCTCAGGTTCCTTTTTTTCCATCTCGTCCATGTCGCAAATATACGAATAATTGTTACGAAATTAAATCATCTTTCGCTTCCTCAAGGTCTGTAAACTCTACATCCTCGATGATTAGCTCGTTCTCCTCATTTACTTTCGCTCTACCACCGGTTGATAGTTTATCGTCAAGCTCTACTGCACGTGCAATCTCGCTAACCCCTTGCTTAGGAACGGTCTTCAATGCCTGCTTGATAGCCGCCTTCTTGAACATCCAATCAGCTACGTCAGTACCATTGTTGTATGGAGATGATCCTGAACCACCAGCCTTAGACAATGACTTAATCTTGTTAAGCTGATTAGCATCCAAAACCTCGATGATTGGGTCAGCACCTTCCAACTTGATTACAGCGTAGGCGCAATGAACCCTCTTAGCTTTCTCCTGCTCAGGAGTGCGATTCATAATTGGGTCATGCTCAAGGACTAGATTCAAACCACGAGAGTACTTGAACTTTCCTGCCTCAACCTCGTCATTGTAAACAACTCCGGCATAGATAGACTTAACTCGTGGGTTACGATAGGCAATCTCTACCAATCCTTTGTAACCAATCTGGAACTGAACATCCTTTCCGTATGGGATGACATAGGCAAATCCTTCGGGAGTGTTGAAACGAAGCTTTAATTCAGCAGATACAAGCACCGCTGCGAATAATGACGCACGGTCACATTGCAATAGCTTCGGAGACTTCTTCACAGCTGTCATTACGCTGATAGCGAACTCATCTGCCGATACTCCGTACTTGTTACCTACTAACTTCAAGATTGTGTCCTCATAGCCCTTCATTTGAGCCTCGAACTTCTGCATTTCCTGCTTTACTGTTGCTACTTGTGTACTCATTAGTTTATTGTTTCATCATTGTTAAACTTCAATTTATCCATCGCATCAATCGTTCCTGTTATCTCATCGTCACTCATCTTCATCACCTCCTTAGCATCCACTCCAGTCATCTGCTGAATAAGGTCCTCCATCAGCGGAGTCATTCCGAAGCGGATAACCAAATCGAATTGATTCTTTGACATCACGAATGGTAGGACTTTCATCTCCCCATACTCTTGCATGTACTCAGCGTCTAACTCTCTAACATCATCCTTGTCAATGATGTCGATGCATAAAAGCTCATTGTCTTCCCCGATAACAATGGAAACCTTCTCATTGTCGCTCAGCTTGATTCTTGTTTTTTTCATTGTGTATTGTGTTTATTAAATTCCTTGGTTCGATACGTCCTCCATCAAGTCCTCCACATCCTCTTCTAAAAGCTGTATTCTCTCAAGAACACCCTCATATCTCAAGTCAGCGATGCGGTCAATATTTGATACCTCTATTTTCAACTCTGCGATAACTCTCAAATGAAGAAAGGTTACGATGCCTAGTACTCCCACTAGCACCGATAAGATTGTGATTGATAAAATCATTGTTTTTTATTTTTACAAATATAGTTAGTAAACTGCTTGATTAAAATTTAAATGAAAAAATTTTATTAACATTGAATATATAGTATAGTATATATATTTCTATTTTCATTTTCATTTTCATTTTCCTACCGATGATACTAAATTGATACATAATTTTTACTAGTGTAATACATTAGTACTTTTCTGTAAGCTCATCGTTCTCTTGTTTCATGTACGCATACTGAGGTAAGTCAAGGTCCATAATACCAGACTTGTGATCTGCACGAACCTCATATCCCTTGCTCCAATCGTTGTTGGTTACGCACTCTTTATGCAACGCTAACAAGGACTGACACGTTACCCATCCTGTATCCAATGCAGCTGGACTTAGGAAGTAGTTTGCGCTGCAATACGGAGCCTTATTCTCCACAGCTATAAACAAGAACCTGTTGTACTTATCCGTTCCGTGAATGGCTTTTAAACCCATAGAATAGAAAGCCGCCTGCTCATGGTATCGGTAGTTCCATAAACTACGCTGAAAGTCGTTAGGATGAGCCGAGATGGTGGTCTTTAAGTCGATGATTAAGTCTTTGTCGGGAACATAGGCATCGGGTCTACCCTTGCACATAAGACCAGTCATGGGATCTTTCCATTGGATTCCTTTTTCAATCACAGCTTTCTCAAGCAATGACTTGATTACAGGGTTAGATAGGACGCTATCAGCCATAGCCTTAGCCTGCTCGTATATCTCAGCGTCAACAATCTGCCTACCATGTAGGGAAGCCTCCTCTAGAAGAGCCTGCTTCCAAGCCTTGTTCTCCATGGAGCGAAAGTCTTTGGTTGGCTCAGGGCGGAGAAGAGGATTGATGATAGTAAAGTCCTGATCCACTGTGTGTGGCTCAAGAACCATCGAGTGAACCAACGTGCCTAGCATTTGCGATTCGGTTGCCTGACGTCTGTTCTCCTTAGCCCATTTGAAATGTCTTGGGGACTTGTGGTATTCTTTTAGTAAAGAATAGTTGATTCCCTCTACTTCGTTGTAATTGGTTTGTACATCGTTACTCATATTGTTTGTTTTAAAGTGGTTTAATTTGACTACTTTGATTATTTGTATTTTCTAATTAACTTGAATGTTGTTTTCATAACCTGCCAGTTAAGATGTGGTTCTTCACCATTTTTCACGCCATACCATGCAATACAATACCCATGATTAGCATTATACCAGTCTTCTGGTTCTACTCTATTACCATTAACTTTATGTAGGTATATCCAAGGAGCATTACCCATAAGTTCTATGGTTATACCAATCTTTTTAAGACGTTCTACGAACACGGTGATCTCATTCATCTTGACCTCCTTTTAATTGTTTCTGCATCCATTTAGCACCTCTGAAGTATGCATCTATTTCTGCATAACATCCGCTACCATACATCTCTTCCATTGCTAATATTGCTTGGTTGAATATGTCTTTATCAGAAAACTTTTCTACTGATGAATGATTGTTCTTAACACCATCCATAAATTCATCAAATTCTTTAGTCATAGTTTAGGTTGTTTAAGTGATTGGATGTATTCAGCATTTAGTTTTTTAAGAAGTTCTATATCAACTTTTGTTTCAACACCTCTCCATGTTCTATCAGTACACTTATCATGTACATCAGCAGCACCTTTAAAATAAGCCTTCCTAACTTGTTCCTCTGTATATAGATTTTCTTTAGCTTTGTTGTAACCTACTTTAAATCCTTCTCTTTTATGATAATGCATAGGCATTTCTCCATTATTCCAATCTAAT